ACAAGTAACACCGAGAATTCGGAAACATTCCTCCCGCTGCCCTTGGGCTAGAGGTAACCGGCCGGAGCGGATAGCGCAGGCCGGAACCTTAAGTGATCTGTGTAGGGGGGGGTTGCAAGGGGGGGATCGGAGCGATCGGGGAGCCTAATCACACCCTCCAAATCGAGTGCAAGCCCAGGTCAACATACGAAGCGCAATTCCTGTATTGCCTGGTCCTTGTGGTGATCGCTCAACCGGCGTACAGTGCGGCTTCCCGTGGTGCGAACACCACCACGGCGACAACCGAACCGCACCCCCGACGAAGGGCCTCTCTGTGTCTGTGCACCCCGAACTTGCCTTGATCTCTGCCGTCCTCCGTACGAAAGACGTGTTCACCGCCATCGAGAAGGGGGTGACCGATCAGGTGATGCTCGACTTCACCGACGAGTGGCGTTGGATCACGAGTTACGCCGCCAGCCACGGTCGCTGTCCCGACAAGTTGACCTTCAGGACCAAGTGGCCCGGCGTCACCATCAAGAACGTGGACGACGTGGGCCACTGGTCCGAGGAGGTGATCGCTGCCTGGGTGGTCGACCGCACCAGCACGGCCATGGAGCACACGCTCGATGAGCTGACCGCAGGCCGCAACCCCAGCGTGGTCGTAGACGAACTCCAGCGCCAGCTCGTGACCATCCGGGCCGTCACCGACCGAGCCTGTGACCACGAGGTGATCGCCACCGTCAACGGCGCACTGACCGAGGTCACCCAGCGAGCTGAACGTCGTCGTGAGCGTGGTCTGCCGGGTGTGCCGACGGGCTGGCCCACGCTCGACACGGCACTCGGCGGTTGGCTGCCGGGCTGTATCTACGTGGTCGGGGCTCGTCCCGGCGTCGGCAAGTCCTGGTTGCTCGTCAAGTCGGCTGCGCAGGCCGTCATGGCCGGGCACACCGTGCAGTACAACGCTCTGGAGCAATCAAGCAACCAAATCGCCTTCCGAGCCCACCACTTGCTGGCCGAGATGACCGGCCAGAACCTGGTCGAGGCGCATGACCTGATGACCGGCCGAGCTGATCCCGAGGGCTACCGGCTGTTGCTCGACCACCTCAGCTCCGAGGTCCCTGGACGGCTGTGGGTCAACGACACGACCCGAGGTCGGGTCTCGCCCATGTCGATCGCAGCGCAAATAGAACGCAACCAACCCGATGTGGTGTTCGTGGACTACTTGCAACTAATGGACCTGACCCGAGACTGGCAGGCCCTCGGTGCCGTCGTCGGTGAGCTGAAGCTGATCGCCGAGCGGTACCAGGTGCCGATCGTGGCGGCGAGCCAGCTCAACCGAGCGCTCGGTACGTCCCGTGAGCCACCCGGTTCCGAGGCGTTCTCGGGCTCGGACTCGATCGGTCAGGACGCCGACGGCCTCGTGACGCTGACCAAGTGGTCCCGCCGCACGCTGAAACTCAGGCTCGCCAAGCACCGCCACGGTCCCGACGGCCACCGCTGGTGGGCTGCCTTCGAGCTGACCAAGGGGCGCATCGCCGAAATCACTGCCGATGAGGCCCAGCGCCTGGTCGATGCTGACCGTGACGACGATGACGAAGTGGAGGTGTCCTGATGAGCATTCTCGACGACGACTGCTACGACAAGGACGGCAACCCGATCACGTACGCCGAGTATCACCGGCTGCGCTGGCTGGACTACGAGCCCGGCTCCTCCGAGGGCTACTACCGGGTCGCACTCACGTGCTTCCCCGACGGTACGGATCGCAAGACCGCCGATTGGTGGGTGAGCACGGTGTGGCTCGGCCTCGACCACAGCTTCGGCATCGGGCGGAGGAAGCCGCTGATCTTCGAGACGAAGGTCTTCGGTAAGGGAGTGCCCGATGGCCTTGATGACCCGATGTGGCGCTACACCACGCTCGATGAGGCCATCCAAGGGCATCAGGATGTCGTCAGCCTCGTCCAGGCCACGCTGGAGGCATCAGAGGTCCGTAGCAAGCTCCCGGAGCCCTCGTGAACTTCCCCGACTGGGTGTCGAGTCACCTCGAAGTGAGCGCCCGCCAGGAGGACGGCGAGTGGACCGTGCGCTGCCCGTGGCACGGCGGGGTGTCGATGCGGGTCAACGTGCACAAGGGGCTGTTCCTGTGCAACGGCTGCGGGGTCAGCGGCAACCACAAGGTGCTGGTGCAGTCATTCGGGTCCGAGATGGCCGTGCTGAATCGTGCCGAGGCACTCAAGGCCAAGCTCGGCAACCTTCACAGCCACGAAACCATCCGGGTCTACCCGAAGTCGTGGCTGGCCCGGTTCGCATCCGGCAAGCCCCACGAGTACTGGTCCGAGCGTGGTCTCTCCGACGAGATTGTGGCCGAGCACATGCTCGGCTGTGATCCCGCCACCAACAGCATGACGATCCCGCTCTGGCACCTCAACGGCAACCCCATCGGGGTGATCCGGCGTCGCCTCGATCCCGAGGCCAAGCCCAAGTACCTGTACCCGAGCGGCTTCAAGCTCCGCACCCACGTGTGGAACCTCCACCGCCACCTCGCCTCGAAGCAGGTCGCCCTTGTCGAGGGGTCGCTCGATGCCGTGGCCATGGAGGATGCCGGGGTCCCTGCGATCGCTCTGCTGGGCTCTCGGCTCTCCGATCTCCAGGCCAAGGCGATCCGTCAGTCGGGCATCACCGAGGTGGTGATCTGCACCGACTGCGATGCCGCTGGCGAGAAGGTCATGGCCGACGTGGGAATGCTCGGCCGCATCAAGGTGTCGGTCGGTCTGTACGGCGACTGGAAGGGCAACGACCCCGGCAGCCTGACTCCCGACGAACGGATGCAGCTGTTCTTGGACCGGCTCCCGCTGCGCATGTACCTCTCCTCCGTCTCGGGGGAATAGACAGGCCCCCGTCGAGGTTGTACACTATGCCACGACAGGAAGGGGGCGACATGGCCAAGCCGATGAGCGACAAGCAGGAAGCCTTCCTGCGCAAGCTGGCCAGCGAGCGTCTGGCACCCGGCACTGACCGCTCGATCGTAGAGGCGAACGGTGCCGAGTGGCTGGAGCGGATGCTCGGGCAGCTCAACATCGTCAGCGCTTCTCCCATCATCGACGCATGGCTCAAGCTGCCGAAGGTGGTCAAGACGAAGCCGGTCCACGTTCCGCTTGACCTCGATGACATCCCGCTGGGGATGCACGTCGGGATGGACGGCGAGTTCTACAAGGTCGGCAAGACCCGTAAGGGCCACGTCGTCGCCAAGCGTCTCGACCCGAGGCTCGTCGCCTCGACGGGCAACAAGCGTGGAGCCTTCCTGTACGTCGGACAGACTCCGTTCCGCAGCAAGATCATCACCGTCGACACCGTGATGACGGCGGCGCAGGCGGCTCAGTTCGGTGGGACGTGGGGGTTCTGCGTCAACTGTGCGGCCCAGCTCGATGACCCTCGCAGCGTGGCAGCGGGCTACGGCCCGGTCTGCGCTCGCAACAACGGCTGGCCGTGGGGGAACCAGAAGACGACTCGCCGCAAGGCGGCGGGCGACCAGGTGACTCGCCGCACGGCAGCCCCCAATGCAGTGATCATCAGCAACGTGATGCAGTGATCCAAGGAAGGAGGCACCATGCTCAGCGACAAACGCCAGCACGTGGTGATCGTGTTGACAGGCAGCCGAGCGAGCCCCGGCCGTTCGGAGCGCTACCTGTTCGGCCCGATGCCGGAACTGCACGCCGTGCTGTTGGCGCAGATGACCGAACTCTCCTGGAAGAAGAAATACTCGCACCAGGACCGCTGGGTGGCCGCTGTGGCCGTCCCGGTCGAAGACGGCAACCTCTCGGCGAGGGACGTGCTGGCCCACGTCGGCATTGACATCACTGACGTGAAGAAGAAGGAGGAGACGGTATGACCGTGCACCCCGATGACCGCTGGCTGGTCACGATCGGATACGGCACCGACCCGCCGTTCAGCCACGAACGGGTGATGGTCGAGACCGAGGCCGACGCCATGCGGCTGGCCAAGGAAGCGATCGACCGCTCGGGCGTTGCCTGGGCCTGGGTCGACTGGGTTCCGGGCTACGAGCTGGAACAACCGTACGAGCAATTGGTGTTGGCTGTCCAAGTGTGATAGGCTAGCTACGCCGCTACAGGAAGGGGCCAACATGAGTTTCTTGCGAACGCAAGGTGAGTTCGGGGCGATCGTTGACTATCTCCGGTCCCTCGGGCCGAGGGAACACCGGGGGCTGATCTGGTCTCACGGCGAACCCCTCATCACCAACGTCATCGGGTACTTGACGGGGGTGGACACAGAGCCGAGGCCACGAAGCGGAAAGACCCGTGCCGACGTGGCCATGCAACAGCACATCGCCTACCTGATGTCCGAAGGCCAGCGTCAAGGGCACTTCGAGGTCGTCAAACCCACCAAGAAGTCGGCCATCCAAATCCTTCGGCTGCCGGGTGCCACCGAGCCCATCTCGGTGACCCAAGCGCTCGCCCGAAAGCGATCGTTGGAGCGCTACGAGGCCGAGCCCGAACCCGAAGTCAAGGAGGCCGTCGGCCCGCTGATCCCGGTGAGCTTCACGTTCCGTGACCCCGGTCCCGAGGACGCCGAGTGGATGGCCGAGCTTCAGCCGGAACCCGAGGTCTCGGACGACTCGCCCATCGACTACCGCAAGCTGGCCGATGAGTTGCTGATGCAAGTCCTCGGGATCGTGGCGGCAGACGGCGGTCAGGCCGAAGCCTTCCGCCAGCTTCGACTCGACCACGAACAGCTCCTCGGCGAGCGAGCTGAACTGGAGCGCAACTTCGAGCGGGCTCTCGCCGAGATTCGCCGACTCAAGGCATCTGGCAAGACGGTCGGTGACCGCATCTCGCCCGAGCAACTGGCTGCGCTCAAGGGCGTGGTCGACCGCACCACCTAGCTCTCCCTCCCCGAGGGAGTGAGGCCCCCGGTCTTGGGTTCTGGCCGGGGGCCTCGCCATGTCCTCAGACGCCCGTAGAGGCCCCTCTGAGCGCCGCTAGGGGTCTCTCCGGTATCTGGTACCGGAAGGGGGTCTGCGGGGCTAATGCAACGGATTTGCTGGTCTTCGGGGGCAGCTCCGCAGGAAGGGGGTGCGGAACTACCCCCGAAGCCTCGGTGGCCCCTACTCGTCCGAGGGCCGATTCCCAATCGGCGTCTTATTGGCCAGCACCGAGAGCACAACGGCGAGCGCCGGTGCTCCTACTGCCCACCCGGCGTCTTCCATCGCATCGAGGACCTGTGTCCCGATTGCGACGAGCGCAGCCAGTGCGGCGATTACCATGCGGAAATTCCGGCCGACTGATGCGTCGAGTACCCAGCGAGGGTTCATTTGCTTGCTCCTTGGTAGGGAACGGCGTGCCCAGCGTCCAGCAGCGCCTGACCGAGCGAGGCTGGCGGGGTCGTGTTGCGGTCCCTGACCTCGGCGAGCCAACGCCCGTACTTGTCCCTTCCGATGCACCACACGACGATGCTGTCCTCGTGGGTGAGCAACCAGTCCTTGGTGAAGCCGGTGGCGTCGACGTAGCCGTCCTCGCCCCGCTCCGGTGTGTTGACGTAGAGCACCCGGAACCGCTCGGTGATCGTGAGCCGGAAACCGATGTCGATGGTCGCCTCGATCGTGTCCCCGTCGATGGCCTTGGCCGAGAAGACCGGGAACTCCCGTGGCGTGAACTTGACGGTCATGGCTCCCCCGTGAGCCAAACCAACCAGATCAGGACGCACAGCACCACTGCCACACACCACCCGAGGCGCACGAGTTGGCGCTCGCTCACGGGGCCAGCCCTTCCTCAAGCTGTTGCTGGATGTTGCTCAGGTGCAACTCGATCTTGGCGAACTGTTCCCGGTCCTCGGAGATGTGCTGCGTGACGGTGCTGAACACCTCCGTCTGCGTCTCGGCCATCTTCTTGGTCCGGTCCACCAGGCTCTCCCCGCCGTTCCCCGTCTCGAACTCCTTGACCACCTGTTCGAGCTTGGGTGCCAGGTCGGCGAGCTGATCGAGGGTGTGGGCCGTCCGACCCATTGCCACCAGGCCCTTGCCGAACGGCATGATGATCTTTTTCACGATGACACCGATGGCCGTGAGCGAAGCGGCGATCGCCGTGATGATCGCAGCGAAGTGGACAATGGGTTCCTCCACGTCGGTTCCTTCCGGCCACCACGGGCCATTACGCAAACCTCAGTCCTTGGGTGCGCTTGCCGCCCTTCTCGGCAGCGAGGAACACGTTCGTGGCGGTCGGGTGGGGACCGATGGCCTCGGCCTCGAACGGCAGCACGACTTCCCTACCCGGTGTGCCGGTGGCCCCGAGGCGGATCATCGCCCCGTTGACGCCCCGCACCGTGCGGTTGTCGGGCAGCAGCCTGGCGAACATGCCGGTGGCCGGGTTGGTACCGATGTCGGGATGCCAGACGATGCGCATGGCATGAACCTCCTGAGCTGATCCGGGGAGGTGCGATGCCACCTCGTTGATGAACCACGTCCACGGGAAGTTGGGACCTGGGTCCCAGTGGCCCTCGTTGGGCAGGCCGAGGCGCTGGGCAGCGAGGGTCACGTCGATGTGACCGAGGAGCCCGCCTTGGCGCTTCACGTCGAAGGACGCAGAGGTCCTGGAGAGCACGTAGTCGTCGACACTGGCCCGACGCACCGGGATGCCGGTCACGAGGCTCAGAGCGGCGTACAGCGGCGCTGACTGGGTGGTCAGCATCTTCTTGCTGAACGGGTCCAACCAGTCCGCACTGGTCTGCGCCGCCCGACCGGTGTGCTCCACCCCGACCGTGTTCCGGTTGCCCGAGGCGCAGTGGTAGGCGGTGTCCGTGATGTGCACGCACGATCTGGTCGAGTCGTCATCGACCCCGAAGTTGACCGAGCTGATCCGGTCCCAAGTGGCCGTGGCCGCCTGCCATTGCTCGGCCATCATGCTGTGTTCACTCGACTCCATCGAGTGGACCACGGCGAACTGCACCGGCATAAGCCGCCCGACCCGGTAGTGCGCAGCCTGGCGGTATGGGATGGCGTCGAGATACGCCTTGGCCTCGGTCACGTCAGCGAACACAGGCCCCAAGGCTAACGGGCTGCCCCTGAGGCTGGTGGCTCTAGCCCTTGACCGACCTGACCCGGACCTCGATGGTGCACTGGCTCACTGGCGCAGCGTTCGCTTTGGTGACCTTGATGGCGAGCGCCTGGTCCTTGCGCAGCGTCAGCGAGTTGAGGATCGGCCCGCCGTAGTAGCCGTCCCCGCCCAGGTCACGTGGCCCCCAGTACGTGTGCAGCCGTCCCGCTGGCAAGCGGTAAGGGGCATCGCTGCCCTCTTGGGCCACCTCATTCCACTGCCACACACCCGGTGCCAAGTCGGCCCAACCGAGCACGAACTCGTTGTCGGCGAAGGCACCGGCCTGGCAGGTGATCGCCACCCACAGGACTTGCGAGCGCCTCGTCGGCAGCACCGGGGCCTTCCAGCCCTCGGAGAGGGTTGCCTCGGTCCACGAGTACGACACCGAGCTGATCCCCGACTTCTCCTGGGCCTTGATGCGTTGCTCGGCGGCGAGGAAGCGACTCTTGAGGGTCTTGGGGTTCATGGGTACAGACTCGTGTCGGCGAGGGTCAGCGAGGCCATCTCGGAGCTGCCTTGGACCTGAACGGACCAGGAGGTGATCCGGTAGTCACCGAAGCGGGGCACACCCCAGTGGCTCGCATAGTCCCCCAGCTCCAGCCGCAGGACCACGCCGGGGTCGATCGACGGGATCGGGAAGATCGAGCTGATCGCCATGGACAGGCTCGGTTCGATGATCGGCTGGGAGCGGAACCGGCCCTCACGCAGCGCCATCGAGGTGAGCGTCCGCTGCACGTCGATGAGGGTACGGGGGATGTAGACCTCACGCAGCGGCCGACCGAGGTTGAACGTCGGTGGGGTGAAGCCGTCGCCCTTGGGGTACTCGCCCCGGAGTGCGTCTTCGCCAGGTCCCGACCCTTGGACCACGACGTAGGTCCCCGACTCGCTGCCGTCGATCGTCAAGCCGATGTTCTGGACCAAGGCCGAGTCGAGCGGTATCTCGAAGGCGGGGTCCCGATTGTTGAGTCGAGGTGATCCGAATGTGGCCTTGCGCCGCTCCCGGTTGTTCTGGTCCCAAGTGGACCTGATCGTGTACTCGAAGCCGAGGAAGCGGCCGTCCTCGTCGTAGTCCTGGGTGGCGATGGCCTGGATGACCTCTGCGATCGACCGGCCCTCGTAGGCCAGCAGCTCCCAGTTGTCATCAAGGGTGGCCCCGGAGCGCTGACTCGTGTCGACCTCGATGCGGTAGTTGGCATCCGGGCCATGGTGTGACGGCGACTGGGCGTAGGCCAGCACAGTCTGCGCCGCCGTGATCGTGTCGAAGCCGCTGATGTCGAGATCGTGGCGAAAGAAGCGTGCCCCCAGCCACGTGGTCCAGCTCACGGCGTTGAACTCGGCCATCTGCCGTTGGTAGTCGACCCGTGCGGTTGACACCGGTCCTGCCCACACGATGTCGGTGCCCCGGTCATCGGTGCGCTCCACCATGAAGACATGGCGGTTCGGTGCCGGGGACATCACCCGCTCCTCGTTGAGCGACATGGCTCCGCTGGCCTGGCCCTCGTCATTCATGCCCCGGCCGTAGGACACCCCGGCGAGCGGCAGCTCGTCAAGTGTGTCGCCGGTCAGGATGTCCTGGACCAGGTAGCGGTAGGAGACCATGGCTCAGGTCAGACCGAGGTAGACGCCTTGCATCCGAGCCGAGTTGTAGAACAGCGACGCACTGCTGTTCTGCCACACCGGCATCGAGATTCTCGGGAAGGATGCGCTGATCGAGACGATGACCGAGCCCGAGAGCGTGGTCTCGAAGTTGGCGATGCTGGCCACACGCTGGAGCACCCGGTCGGGGGTGCTGCCACCCCACGGCGTGCCGCTGGAGTCCAGTTCGATCCCGAGCGAGCGAGCCCCGGTGCTGTTCGTGTCGAAGTCGACCGCCCCGGTGATGAGCCACAGCCCGTAGAGGTTCGATGGGACGGTGACGTACACACCTGACGCCCACATGTTGTCGGTGTCCCAGCCCTCGGACCCCCAGTTGACCTGGGTCCAAATGGCGTTGGCCACCGTGGTCTGCACGCCACGGACGACCTCGAAGCTGGCCTGACGGCCCGCCGAGACGAGTTGCCACGTCGTGCCGGTGTGGTAGTAGATGCGGTCGGTATCGGTCTCGTAGCGCAGGTCGGCCTCGGCCGGGCTCCCCGGCAGCGCCGACGAGGTTGTCGAGGTGATCCCACCGGCCATCTGCCGTCGAGTACGACGCAGGTCCGTGATCGTCAAGGCTCCGGTGGAATAGCTCTGCGGCACAACCACCGTGGCCAGCGGAATGGACAACGCAGGAGTGGCCGGGGTGCCGCCGCCGACCGATCCTTCGACTCGCACCATCTGCCACTCGTTGGTGGCCCCGCCTTGGTCGACATCGGCGATCTGGATGACGAACAGGTCAGTGCGTTGGCCCCCGGCGTCGCCCGTGATCGTGGTGGTGCGAGCTGATGCGTTGACCGCTGCGTAGCCACCCACCGCATCGCTGCCCATGATGACGCAGCCCCCGGCAGCGATGCTGAGAGTCGATGATGTCGCTACTTGGGTGACCTTGAGCGAGGCTTCGTCGTCCACGAACCTGGTGTTGCCACACACCGCCCGGACCATCTGGCGCAGCGTGGCCGCCGTGTGTGAGTTGGCACCGAGGAACCACGCAGGTCCCGTCGTCACCGTGGTGTTGGGCATGTCGTGCTCCTAGATGTAAGCGCTGCGGTAGGTCATGTACAGGCTGTTCGAGTCGGACGTGCCCGGCAGCCACAAGACGTTGGTCGTACCGGGAGGGAAGTCCCACCACTGGCTCGTGATCGTCAAGCGGCCGTAGGCCCCGTAGCGCCCATTGAACAGCACCTGCTTGGACTGCGAGCTGATGTAGAGGTAGCTGCCGGAAGGAACCTCCCCGGCGAACTCCAGGTACTGGCCCGTGCTCGTGTTGGCGATCTTCGGCGAGGACAGTGGGCCGGAAAGCAGCGCCCACCACGGCATGTCAAAGTTGCCGTTGTTGGTCACTGCGAAGGTGGCGCTACTGCCCGAGCCACCGACCGGTGCTGATACCGGGGCCGGTCCCATCTGACCGGAGAAGGTGGGGGCACCACGCTGCACCACGGTCTGTGGGAGGGTGTAGGCGAGCGGGTCCGTGGCCACGAACTCGGCCGAGGCCATGACCACCTTGGCGGCAGCGGAGAGGTCTGCCTGGAAGCGCCGGGGCCTGCCGAAGTAGCAACGCTTGGTGCCGTCGGGCAGCATCCAGGCCAGGCACACCAACGAGGATGTTCTCGGCTTGAACGCAGCGCTCAGCGTGTCGACCCGAGACTGGAAGTTGCTCAGGCTGGTGCGCATCGTGAAGCGCAGCCCGATCGAACGGGCAGCGAGGAAATCCGCACCGGGAACACTGCCGTGGTAGAAGGTCCGCTCGAAGTCGGCCGCCCGAGCCTGCCGGGAGCTGATGTCGGGAGGCAGCACTATGTAGTTGGTGCCGGGTCCGGTGAGCACACTCCCGATCTGCATTTGCCCCGACGTGGTGAGTAGGTCCCCGAGCCCGTCGTCGTTGCCGAACGTGCCCTCCGGTGTGGCCGTGATCGTCCCGAACGTGTTGCCGGTGAACGGCATCAGGCACGCACCCAGGTCAGCCGTAGGTTCGTCATCGCCGTGCAGTCGAACAGGACGCCGCCACCGGCAGGCACCTTGAGCGACACGGTGGGCTTGATGTCGAGGGCGTTGAAGGTCGTGTTGACAGCGATCGGAGTGGTGTTGGTGTTGGTTGTCGAGGATGCTGCGATGAACCCGGAGGGAGTGGTCGTCTGCGTCGGGCAAGCCGCCTGGGGGATCACCGTCATGGTGTCCTCCAGGTCCTGTCTCGGGCTGATCTTCCCGCCCCGCACCTTGATGCCGCCAGCGTTCCAGGTCACCGCTCCCACCGCCGACACGTAGCAGATGGCATCGGTGCCGTAGGGGTTGTAGGTGAGCTGGCCGTGGCGTGCGTACATCTGCTGAAGGCCGGGCTCTTGGTTGGCCAAGGAAGCCAGGTCGTACTTGTGGTTGGCCAGCAAGTTGCCGTTCCTGGGGCCACACGAATCGCCCCAGCCAACCGACATGTCGTAGACCGTCTCGCCCGAACAGTCGAAGGCCAGCCCGAGGTCGCCCCATGAGCCTGCCGACACGGTGATGGCCTGACCCGAGGTGTGCGCCGTCGTCGTGCGGTCAACCGTGACACTGGTGCCGGACACGAACGTCTTGATGATGCCTCGGATTGAACCGGCGATGGTGAGCGAGCGGCCCACGTCGGCAGCGGTAAAGAAGTTGGCAGTGGCGGTTGTGACCGACACGTCGACGCCGTTCGACCCGGTGTTGTTCGTGGTGGCCCCGGACTTGGCAGAGCCACCCGAGCCGCTCTTGAAAAAGCTCGCACCCTTGCCGAACCAACCGCCACGCACCTTGATGAAGGTGCCGATCACGTGGCACGGGTCGTTGTTGGCCCCGCCATGGGCCTGTTCGGTCGTCACCGTGGTCCCCGAGGTGAAAGCCGAGATGCGCACGAGTGGACCCGTCCCGGCCTGCACGAACCGCCCGATGTCATCGGAAGTGAACACGCTCGATGCGGCTATGAGCGTCGTACCGGTATTGCCAGCGCTGGCCAGTTGGAAGCTCGTGGTCACCTGCGAGTTGATGGCCACCTCGTAGCCGACCGACGAACAGTTGTGCAGCTCGATCATCGGCAGGTCGCCGAGGTCACCACCGCCGACCCCTGGGCCGGAAGCTGCACCGCCCGAATGGAGGCACTGCCACGCAAATGAGATGGACGAGGGTGACCCGAAGTCACCCGTAGTGCCGGTGAGCGCCGTGTACGTCCCGATCGTCGGCACACTGGACGCCACCCGCCATCCAGCGTGGCAGTCGGTGTAGCTGATGAGCCCGAAGTTGTGCTCGACGTTGAAGACCTTACGGGTCGAGTGGCCCCAGCAACCCACGTGGTAGATGCTGCTGGACTGGTACGAGGTGAACACGGTGCCGTTCGACGCAGCACCGTTGTCGTGTGCCCGCATGTTCCAGCCACCGCAGTTGTTGTAGGTGACGAAGGTGCCGAAGTTGACCGAGTACCCGGCATTGGCAGCGCCGCCCGTCGGAGCGTTGTACGGCCCCGTGATGTAGCTCAGACAGTTCTCGTAGAAGACCCCGAGGCCGTGGTTGACCTCGAACTGGAACGCCTCGTAGTTCGGGTTGTCCCAGCACTCGTCGCCGATTGCCAGTGCGCTGGCCCCCGGCGTGCCCTTGTACGTCGCCGTCAGCGTGGTCGACCCACCACCCGAGGTGATGACGGCATGGCAGCGGACACCGCCTGCACGTACGAACGTGATGGTCTCGCCGTCGGCAGGCCCGGCAGCGGTCTGTGTCCATGTGATCGAACCGTTGGCTCCGGCCCCGGTGTTGGTCCCGACGTTGCTGATTGTGGTCGTCGTGCCTGGTTGGGCCGTCCCCGAGCCGTTCATGCCGAAGCCATCGAAGACGTGCACGTCCTTGCAGATGACCCGCTCGGCCCGGTTGAACTCGACGCCCTTGAAGACCCCGACTTTGGCCCCCATATTCTGACCGTTGCAGTTGTAGCGGACCCCGATCACGCCGCAGTCGGTTGTCGGAGTGCTGTTGGCACCGGCAGCATGGGTCGTCACGAAGCCGTGGCGGTTGTACGAGTTGTTGGTGTAGGTGCCGGTGTTGCTGGTGCCGTCCAGGTTGTAGCCAGAGATCATGCGGTGCTCGGCGAAGGGGGCGTAGATGACCACACCGGACATGATCACGTAGGCCCAGCGACCGTTGTTCCAGGTCCCGGATTCAACGATGGATTGGGAACCGCCGCCACCGCCTCGACCCGTGGTGAACATGTAGACCTGGTTGGGGTGGCCTGCGAGCACGAGCACTCTGGCCTGTGAGCCTTGGTTCGATGCGAGGGTGTTTGCAGCGGCGATTGCCTGCCGCATCGCATCGACATTCGCCGTGCCGTCGGTGCCGGTCCCTGCCACGAGCCCGTAGTCGTGGGCGTTGATGAAGCCGGTGTAGCCCCCGCCCGAGCCTGCCGGTGTGCCCCAAAAGCCGTCGCCCCGGTAGTAGGTCGTTGAGCTGGCGCTGCCGGGGTTGCTGGAGTTGAGCATGGCCGGGGTCACGGTGCTGGCCGGGATGACCGATGCGTTGCTGCCCGCTGCGATCGTGACGTTGCCGGTGATGGCTGCCCGGCGCAGGTTCCCGCCGCTGAACTCCAGGCTGGCATCGAGGGGGATGGCAGCGGGAGCCGCTGTGCTTCCCGTGGCGTTGCCAAGCAGGTTGTTGGCCGCCATCGTGGCCATCTTCCCGACGGTGACACCGTTGTTGGCCAGCGCAGTGGTACCCACAGCGCCCCCGGCGAGCTTGGCAGAGGTGATAGCCCCGTCGGCGATGTCCGCCGTGGCAATCGAGAGGTCAACGATGTGGGACGAGTTGACGCTGTTGGCGCTGAGCCCGCCTTGGACCCCGACGAGCACCCACACGATGGCCGTCGTGCCGAAGGTGATCGTGGCGTTCGTGTTCTGTTGCCAGGTGCCGTTGGCGTTCGCCGTCCCCGCCGTGACGAAGACACTCGACTTGTAGACAAGCTCGGTGTTCTGGTCGGCGTCCGTGGCCCGTGTCAGGACGAAGGGCGCTCCGGCGCTTCCTGTGGCCGTGACGGTGTAGACGCCGTTGTGGGCCTGGGTCGCCTGGTCCTTGACGAGGATGCGGTCACTCGTGGCCACTGCCACGCCGTCGACGGTGAGCGCAGCGTTGGCCGTGGCAGTGAGCGTGGCCCCGACGCCCGCTGATCCGTTGGCGTAGTTGCACGACGGCAGTGCCGCTGCCGTGGCGAGGCGCACCGCCGCCAAGGGGAACGTGCCGCCCGAGCCACCCCCGCCGACGTTCTCGGTCAGCCACACCTTGAGCTGATTGAGGAAGGAGTTGGCGTTGTTGTGCGCCCCGGCATGGATCGTCTGCTTGAGCGTCTCGTCGGTGTAGCTGGTCGGCAGGTCGGCAGGCAGTGAGGTCGGCATCGGTCATCCTTGTGAGTGCATGATCCAGCCAAGCTCATCGAGCAGCTTGTTGAGGGTGGCTGTGTCGAGGAACCCGGCGATCTGGATGTTGTTGTTCTGGACCTTCCCGAGCATGGCCCGCTTGTCCCCGCCCCGCTTCGTGGCGTCGTACAGCGCCGGGTCCTCGTAGCGTTCGGGCTTCCACACGTCGGGCCGCATGGACGAGACCGACTCCGTGAACGCCTGCGAGCGGTTGCTGATCCGCTGCATCTGCTGGTTGACATCGGCGATCAGGTTGCGCTTCAGGATACGGCGGGCTGCACCGAGCGAGTCCGGCCCGGCCTCGATGAGCTGACGCAGCACGATCGGGGAGAGTCCCCGCTTGGCCAGCATCTCCAGCGTGTCGTACCACTCGTCGATGCGCTCGAAGCTGCGCCCGGAAGCCAGCCTGGTGACCCCGCCGCTGGTGACGTTGGCGAAGTCCCGGCCGCTCTGGCGGATCGTGTCGGCGAACTCCAGCGCAGCGTCCTTGATCTTGTCGAACTGTTCCCCGGTGAGGGTCCAGCCCTCGATCATCTGCGTCGTGCTCTCACCGACCGAGATGGTGAGTTGCCGGTGGATGTTGATGAGCGCACGGGCCTCAGCACGCTGTTCCTTCAGAGCGTCGGCCAGCTCCTGTTCGGCAGCGGTGAGCGCCTGGACGTGGCCCACCCGCTCCTGGAGAATCTTGAGCCGCTTCTCCTCGGCGTTGAGGTCCTTGTCGTCGTTGATGTCCTCCTTGACCCGTCGGTACTCCTCTTGCACGTCCTGGATTTGGCGTAGCGCTGCCCGAATCTCGGGGTCTTCCTTGCCGAGGCGGGCCATCGCACCCCAGTCGGTGCCCTTCGACTTGATGGCCTTGTTCAGGTCGGGGAGCTGTTCCTGGGCCTTCTTGAGTTCCCCGGCGAACGGCCGCTCCACCGCCTTCCACATCTCCTTGGCAGCGAAGGCAGCGTCTTCCATCGCCCGCTGCATGTCTCGGGTGGCCCGAGCCATCTGCTTGGCGATCTCGGCCGGGTCCATGTGGGTGGGTCCGCCACCACCGCCACCACCGCCTCCACCGCCGCCCCAGTTCGTATCGCCGGAGTCGAGACCCGGAGTGGCAGTCGGCAGGCCCTCGAACGGCGAGAGCATGTCGATGATCGGATTGAGCTGGTTGATCTGATCCTGCGCACCCTCGACACCACGGGCGGACATACCGCCCCCGCCAGCGTTGTTGATCGCATTCTGAAGCTCGCTACGGCGTGCAAGGAGCGCCTGGAGTGTCGGCCCGATCCCGGCGTCAACGATCATCCGGGCCACCCAGCCGTCGATGCTGTTCTTGACCGACCAGGTGTAGGCAGCCCCAGCGTCGACCCCGGTGGTGTCAGTCGTCAACTGGATGATGGCGTCAGCCTGGGCGATCGCAGCGATCTCGGTGAGCGACCCCTCGATGTCCTCCTTGTCCAACTCGACCGGGAGCCTGACCTTGCCCTTGTCGGAGTTGATGTACTTGTCCAGCGTGTCGACCATGAAGTCCTTGGTGTCGGCCGACTGAATGTCCAGTTCCCCGGTCTCCAGCTTCGGCATGGAGGAGTAGAGCTGGCCCACCACTTCCTGAAGGCCCTTCTTGCCGCCCGACTTCATCTCCTTCCTCATCGAGCTGATGAGGCTGTCCTCGATCTGCTTCGCCGTCCCGGAGAAGTCAGCGCCCTTGGCCCCCATCTCCATGAGCGTGGAGAGAGCCAGCCTGGCGTTGGCAGCGACAGGCCCTTCCTCGGGCAGGTCACGAAGCAGGCTGTTGAGGTTGCCGATGGCCTCCTCCCTGGCTGCGTTCCACTCCTTGCTCCCGATCTCCAGCCCTTGCATCGCCGAGACGGACTCGAATGCCTTGTTGGCCCGAGGCGACTGGCCATCTTGGGTCTCGACGCTGACCGTCCCGGCCAGGTCCATCACGTTGCGGGTGTCGTCCTTGATCTCGGTCTGCAAGCGGTTCTGGCTCGCTGCCACCTTGGCCAGCTCGGCCGGTGATTGGGACAGGAAGGCGTCCTGGCTGTTCTGCATCATCGTGATGAACAGACGGCGTTGCTGCGTGATCGTGGCCTGCGAGATGGCGTCGTACTGCTTGTTGATGTCCTCGATCCACTTGCCTTGGAAGTCGGGGGCCTGGAGCAACTCGTGGAGCTGCTTGCCGACGGCCTCGGGACCGGCCTTGAGCAAGTCCTGGATCGCAGCGGGGTCCAGCCCCTTGGCAGCAAGCTGGTTGATGTCGTTGAAGAAGTCCCGGACCTTGCGACCTTGGTTGGTGATGTCCTCCACCATGTCGGCCGCCGTGATCTTGCGCTTCTCCTCCTCGGCGATCTTGCCGACCCGCTGGAGCGAGCCGCTCATCGACGTGAGCTGATCCGACCACGAGTTGACGGCATCGGCCGTCTCCCGCATGGCCTCGTTGACCCGTTCGAGCTGTATGGAGGTCAGGTCGGCGTACTGAACCTCGGAGGCACCGTGCTGGCCGAGCAACGAGTCCATCTCGGAGAACAGTGCCTCCCGGTTGCGCACCTCGGACTGCCAGGCCCGGCTGGACTCCTCCAACGCCGCCTTCACGTCATTGACGTAGCTGGAGGTGAACTCCTTGGCTGCATTCTGAGCCACCTTGAGCCGGTCCTTGCCGTACTCGACATCGCCCATCAAGGTCTTCTCGAAGTCCTCGCCGACGCCGCCGCCACCACCGAGGTGCGGCGGGCTGATCTGAGTGCGGATGTCCTCCTGGGACCAACCGGTGTCCTTCGAGAAGGCAGCGATGCGCTCCTGAAGCTCCGTCTGCGCCGTCTCGTCAATGTCCTGGCCGTACAGCCCTTGGCGCATGTCCCGGTCGAGCTGGCGCATCGCCCGGAACTCGGTGAGCCGGGCTTGGTACCCTTCGAGCTGGTGCCGACGGCCCCGAATCTGTGATTGGGCCTGCTTCTGTGCCTTGCTGATCCCCTCCTCCCCGCCTTGCTCCCGGATCGACTGGAGCCGCCCCACCTCCTCGGAGACGGCCTCACGCTCCTTCTGTTGCTCCTTGGCCTTGCCCCAGGCCCACAGACCGGTACCGACCGCAGCCACGCCGACGACCGCTGTGGCGATCGGGTGTGCCTTCGCCAGGCCCATGAGGCCCCCGGAAGCAAGGCCGCCTACGCCGCTAGCGGCCTTGCCGCCAGAGAACGCAGCCTCGTACGCAGCCGCACCCGTTGCCATCGCCTTCGACGCCGCACCCGCCTTGAGGAAGGAGCTGGCCATGCCGAGGACGCCCGTGGTGACGTTGGCGACCCACCCCAGCAACGGCGACATGGTGATCGCCTTGATGATGAGGCTCAGCCCGGACATCTTCAGCGCCAGCCCGCCTCCGATGGCATAGGCGAGCACATCGGTGAGCGGACCCAGCTTGGTGAGCATGTCGATGAGCGGGGTCACGACTTCCAGCAAGGCAGTGATGGCAGTGGCGAGCGTCATCATCACCTGGACCATCGCCTCGAACACGGTCGGCGAGACTCGGGCGACAAGCTCACCCCATGCCTTCAGGTAGGTCTGAATCGAGTCAGCCAGCGCCGCCATGACGGTGCCGAACTTGCCCCCGGCCTTGGCGAAGGTGTCCTGGAGGGTCTTCGCCAGGCTCGCAGCGATCGGCTGAAGCCCCTTGAGGAAGTCGGCGAGCCGAGTAAGCCCGCTACTCACCACGCCAGCGCCGGTCTTGGCCATGGCCTTGCCGACCTCCAGGAACGGCTTGACCAGATCGAGCGCAGCACGGGTCACTTCGGTGATCCCGGCCCCGATGCGCTTGAAGACCTCCTCATTCTCGGGGCTCTCCAGCGCCTTGATCATGCCGGTGATCCCGCCAGTGCCGCCTTCCTGCCAGTCGAAGCCCTTGCGCATGGTGAAGACCAGCTCCCGGAAGGCCCCTTGGAACGGACCCCCGGCCAGGTGCATCAGGTTCTCCATGTCGGTCTTCATCGACCGCATGGCCTTCTCGGGCGATGTCATCGCCTCCTCGTAGGCACCCCGGAGCTTCTCGCCCTCCTCCAGCACCCCGTTGAGCGCTGCGAGGGTCTTCTCCTCCTCGGTCAGCGACCGCACGCTCTTGCCCGCAGCCTGAGCGAACTTGTTGTAGCTCTCCTCCATGCCGACGTTGAGGCCCGCTGTGCGCAGCATCTCGGTCTGCCGGGTCGTAATGGCCCACGTGATCTGGTCGAGCGTCTGAGAGCTGTTCTGGCCCCCGATGACGGCCACGTCCTGGGCGACACGGGCGAGCTTGGCGGCCTGTTCGGTGGGCAGCCGGTTCTGGAGGAACTTCGCCATCGTCTGTTGGGCGACACCGGTCTCGATGTTGAGCTTGCGGATGCCCTCGACTTGCTCCTGGATGCGGTCGAAGCCGATCCCGGCGTTGCGACCGAGCACCTGGAGCACGATGTTCATTTCCTCGGCCCGACCGGCGACGTGGATCATCTCCCGGCCGAACTCGTGCGCCTTGGCGGTCGCCCGCATGAACATCTCGGCGAGAAGGTTGCCCCCGGCGAAGTTCAGGATCATGCGGAGGTTGCCACCGGCCTCCTTGGCGGCAGCACCGAGCTGGGTCATCGAGTCACGGGAACGGTGGAGGTAGTTGAACAGGCCACCGCCCCCGAAGGCACCCCCGGCGAGGCCACGTCCTCCTCCACCGCTCCCGCCACCCCCGAAGGCCATGCCCATGGCCTGGCCTGCGGCCTTGGCGTCCCGCTCCATCGACTTGAGCGCCGACGCAACGTGCTGTGCTGATTGGACGGCCTGAGAGGCCCCAGCACGGGCCTGGGAAGCGTCGAAGCGGATGCGGGCGACAACCTCGCCGACGGTGCTCACATCGCCCCCGTGAAGCGCTCGCCGCCGCCCATGACCTCGGCGTACGGCTGTGAGCTACCGCCACGCCCGGATTCGAGCGCCTGCTCGGTGCTCTTGATGCGGAAGTAAATCCCCCACTCGGTCAGTTCTCGGGAGCTGATCTTGGCCAGCATCTCGGCAACTCCCATGTGGAGGTGTTCGGCTAGAGCGAAGTAGAAGCGTCGTTCTCCGTCGAAGGCGAGGATTTTCCCAGCTCATTCTCCACCTGCCGACCGAGCCCGGAGAGGCGCATGGCCACCTGAGCGAGCTTCTCCAGCGTCGACCCGGACTTCGAGTTGAGCATCCCGGCGTCGGCAGCGGTGAAGGCCGGTTGACCCGTCTCGGGGTCGAACACGGTCGAGATGAGCAAGCTCGGGTACATGGCCTCGTAGTCCATGCCGCCATCGTCGGTGGCGAACGTGGCCATGAAGACCGCACGGGCCTGGCCGGTCATCCCTCGAACTTGCACGGTGACATCCCACGCTTCAACGTCGACCATTTCGGAGTCGATGTCGTCGGCGAGGGCGATGCGGTCCCGAAGCGAGAGCTTGGGCTCGGGCACCTCGACGGCAGGGAGGTCGATGAGGTCTGTCTGATCGGTCACTGTGGACACTCCTTCAGGTTTGGATGTGGCTTATGCAGCGTGGGTGAAGCTCGCAGCGGCAGCGACGCCGAGCCCGGTCGTCGTGTTGTTCGTGAGGCTCGAAATGGTCGACCGGCGCAAGGCCAGGTCGGTGGCATCGCTGCTGCACGGGTTCCCGGAGAACACGAACTCGACGGTAGCTGCCACCAGCTCGGTGACTGCGCCTTGCACGCTGTAGTTCGAGATGAAGACCCGGCCGATGTAGATGACCAGGCCCGTGGCCGTCACGCCCTCCGGCATGTACTTGATCGTGAACCCCTTGCCGGTGTTCTGAGCGAACGTGTCACCCGAAGTGGGGCCGTCGCTGGCAGCCAGCCTGGAGAGCATGTAGTCGGCAGCGGCATCAAAGAACCCCGAGCACGTGAAGCGCCCGTCAGGAATGCCTTGCACGTACGTCTTCGTGGTGTTCTGGAACGTGGTGCTCTCCGGGGTGTCCATCTGCCGGGGGAAGTTGACTTCCCGCAGGTAGGTGGACAGATCGAACATGGTTCCGTCCATCTGTTCGATGTGGAGCCCGGTGCGCTTTCCGTGGCGGAACTGGGGCATGAGGTTCTCCCTACTCGATCAGAAGACGGTGGCAGTGATGGTGCCAGTGAGGGTCACGGTGCCGGTTGTCCCCGACGTGGCCATGGTGAGGCCGAGGTAACGGAGCACGGTCTGGCCGGTGAGCGACACGAACCCCGAGTACGTCCCTGAGGCGCTCATCTGCGGCAGCACCACGTGGGCGGAGGGGGTGCCGAGCGACGTGGTAGCGCTGGAGTTGATCGTGATGGTCGTGGCGGTCACTGTGCCCAGCGTGACGTTGAGGTGATATGCCACGTACATCGTCTGGCCAGAGCCGGTCGGTGCGCTCGTCCCACGGTCGGCCGTGTAGTTGGCCGGGGTGCCTGCGCCGTTGGCGTAGGCGCTCGAAGCGATCGTGAAAGCCTGGCCATTCGCCATCGTGCCGTCCATCACGATCTGGCCGGAGCGCAGACCGACGGTGGCGGCGTTCACGAAGTCAGCGCTGACGCCCACCAGGTCGCCGACAGCACCTTGAACCTGGTAGTTGGTCAGGTACCCGGACATGCTGTACGCACGCCGGGTGGCCGTACCCGCAGACAGGGCCGTGGCCGGTGCACCCTCAGGCAGGTAGCTGATCGTGCTCGGCGTGGTCGAGTTCATCATCGGAGCGAAGATCACGTCGACACCACCGGTCTGACCCGAGACCGCCGTGGCATCGAACATGCCCGCCAAGCTCAAACGACCGTCGGGCAGGCCGACGACGTAGGACTTGACCGGTGCCAGGAAGGCCGTCGAATCGGCCGTGTCCTGCTGCATGTTCATCTGCACCGACTTGAACTGGTTGCTCATGTCGTACTGGTCGACGTAGAACCGAGTCGACTTTCCGTGGCGGAATGTGGGCATCTGTGCTCCCCTACTCGATCACACCGTCTGCAAGCAGCGGTGCGGCTTCCTCGGCGCTGAGCGTGACGACGGTGCCGATGCCGATGCGGGCGAAGCCGCCCTCGACTTCGGTTACCCAGTCGCCGATGACGGTGTACGAGCCGGTCTTGGCTGGCTTGGTGGTCTCGGCGGGCACTTCCTGGTCCTCAGGCATGTGGCTCCCTACGCACACGGCCTGACCAGGCAGCCTCAGCCGGTCACAGCGGACACTCTCGGGGATGCGATCCTCAGGCCACTCGGGCACTACTCGGTTGTGCGAGTCACGGTACGAGGTCTGAGGGCCTGGGTGTTGTTCTTCCAACTGGTCGGCGGCCAGTCGGGTGGCGGGTGCTCCCCGATGTCCCGGTCGATGCGCTCAGCCAGCCACTTCGGCAGCCTGCCGTGCTGATTCCACGCCTTGCAGCGCTGGCACTTGATGGCCCACGGCCTCGACACGAAGGTGGCGAGCAAGTTCTGGCAGCGGGAGCACCTCGGCATCTCGTCGCACGTCAGTTCGACGGAGGTGGGGCCGTAGGCGTCACCCGTGCTCACGTGTGTCCCAGTCGCTCCTGCACCAGCCGAGCCAGGTCCTCCTCGCTGGTCTCGGGCTGACCCATCGTCTCCACCTGGTACTCGGGCTGCGTCTCGGGCATCGTGACGTACAGGTCCTCGATGAGCGCATCCAGCATGGTCAGGTGAGCCCGCTGGGCATCACGAAGTGCGATCAAGCGCCTGCCGAACTGGTCAGCGGTGAGCGGCATCAGATTTCCTCCCAGCGGCCCTCGAACAGCCAGCCGTGCCACGAGTACTCAGGGTGGTTCGGGAAGGTACCCGGCATGACCAGGATGGCGGGGGAAATGCTGATCGAGCCGTTCGCCTCGACGGTGACCTTGTGCTTGGACTCGTGGATCAGGATGGCCTTCGGACACCCCGGTGGACGCACGATCCAGCGGCCGTCGGCCCGCTGCCGCCAGAAGCCACGGTCCTGTCCGGCCATCTCACACTTCGGCTATGAAGTTGGCCGTGAACTCAGGCCGTTCGTTGGTATCCCTTCCCAGGTACATCGGCGAACTGACCGGCACGATCACGTGGTAGACGGTGCTGTTGATCGTGCGGGAACTGACCAGGCCCAGGTCGCTCCAGATGTTCTCGATGAGGGTCCGGGCAGCCTGGGCACCCGTGATGGCCCCTCGGACCCGGACCTGAAGCCCGTAGCTGCGCAGCACCGGGGGCTGGCTCCCACCGAGTGAGTACTCGGGAGCTGATCCGCCCGTCTCGGTGAGCACCACGACGGCATCCGGGGTCTCCGGCATCCAGTTGATGAAGCAGTCGGTACCGAGCGCCGTGATGCGGCCGGTGGAGACCAAGTGGGAGGCAACGTCCTCGGGCATCCCCATGGCGCTACTTCAGTGCTCGCTTGATGACGGCCTCGGCGATGGCCACGACGTTCTTGGTCTCCGCCTTGAGCGGGTCCTCCAGGAACTTGGCCTTCGTCGGGTGCTTGTGCGCCATGTACAAGTCCTCGTGCACGTGCAGAGCGTAGGGAGTCGCCGGGCCACCGAAGCCCATCTCGACGCTGAGCTGGCCGTTGCTCCAGATGGGTGCCCGCACGAAACCGGAGCCACGTAGCGCCCCGGTGCGTACCGGCACCTGGAGCTTGGCCTTGGTCATCACGTGCTCGGCAGCCATTGCGATCCCGGACCCGGCAGCCGCCAGCGTGGATGCGGTGGCCTCGACCAGTGCCTTGGCCAGCTCCTGGGCTCCCGTCACGTCCATCGTGTCGGGGATGGCCGGGACCCTGACCCAGGCCCCGCCGCTGATCTGTTGCCTCAGGTCCTGGGCGTCGGGCCGTGCTCTGGGTGTGGCGAAGTAGGCCACACGTTTCGGCGGTGCGGTAGCCATCTCACGATCCCGGTGCGATCACGAGTTCCTGGTGGTGTACCCCCGCCTCGTCGTACTCGGTGCGCAGGTCCTCGATGACGTAGTTGGCCCCGCCGTAGACGATCCGGTCCAGGATCGTGATGGTGGTCGCCTCGGTGATGATCCGGTGGCGCTGGACCGACTCCCGGCCACTGTCACTCACCTGGCGTCTCGTGTCGGGTTCGATCCGGGCCTTGTAGGTGCCCCGTGCCGTCGAGGAGTAGCCCGACTGGCCGTAAGCGTCGACCGCCGACCTCGGATAGGCGGTGATCGTCACCGGCATCAGGTCGAGCCAAGCCTGGTCCAGTGTCATGGAGCCAGAGCCGGGGCGATGAGGAGTTGGCTGGTACCCGTGCCTGTGGAGACGATGCCGTACAGGTCGCTGTTGACCTGGATACGAATGCTGGCCGCCGCCGCCACGCTGTACCCGGTCCCGAACGTGACCGTCGAGGGTCCCAACTCGATCGCCACGCCCGAGGTGTTCGAGAACAGCACGTCTGCGCCGTACCTGGCGTCCACAGCGGCGTCATACAGCTTGGTGGCAGTGGCATTGACGGTGATCCGCTTGGCAAGCATGTGGGGCTCCTACGGGCCTGTGAGAGCGCCTGTGCCCGTGGGGGCTGCGCTGGACTGGCGGGGGTTGCGGTGCAAGTCGATCTCGATGCCACGGTTGACCGAGTACAGGTCGTCGTCGCCGCCGTCCTTCTCGGACTTGGTGACCCCGAAGGTGAGCACGGTGCCGGGAGCCATACGGTCGGCCTGGCGTTGCAGCTCATCGGCCAGTTGGGCGTAGTTCCTCGCCCTCGTGGCGTAGTCGAGGTGCAGCGACCCGACAGTGCGGGAGAGCTGATTCGAGTACCGGGCAGAGAGCTGGCGTGCCGCCTGGGCCGCCGCTCGCAGCGCCGTGCCGTGCTCAACGATCAGGTAGTTGATCTCGGCGTCGCTGAACTGCCATGGGCTCGCCGTGTCGCCGATACGGAACCTGACGGCATCCTTGTCGCTCGCCATCGGGTCGTTGGCGTACGTCGCCGACATGGGAGCTAGCCGTCGTCAGAAGCGAGTCGAGCCTCGATGGCCTCGGTGACCGTGACTCTGGCCTTGCCGTTCGTCTCGGCCTCAAGCGCATCGAGTAGCTCGGCCTCGGTGCGGTCCTCGGACTCCGCCCACTCGATTGCCTCGCTGGCCTTCAGGCTGGTGATCGAGAACGGTTCGACGCCTTCTGCCTCGGCGGCTGCTTCGGCCTCTGCCGCTGCTTCTGCCTCAGCGGCCTCAGCGGCATCCTTGGCTGCCAGCGCCTCCAGCGCTTCCTCTTGGTTGTGCTCGTCGGCGAACTCGACCTCGGGTTCGACGGGCTCCTCGGCAGCTGCCTCGAAGACTTCGTGGTAGCGACCACGCTCCAGGCCCCGGATGACCTCGATCGACTGCGCCCTCATCCAATTCGGCGCACCACCGAAGGCACGGAGCGCCTGCTGAAGCTCGCCGGGCTCAAACGACACGACGATGTGGCCTTGATCGACCCACGCCGTCAGGTTCGACCAGTCTCCGGCCTCGGGGATTTCGTCGCCGGGCTGGCAGACCTGATCGCCAACCTGCATTGCTCGGCCTGCGAAGTAGCGGGGCATGTCAACCTCGGGACATCATCGTGGTGAGCAAGTCGGTGTTGACGGGAGTATCCCGGACCCCGAGCTGCGCCATCGGGTTGCGGTCCACCACCGGGGCCGTGGTGGTCGAAGGCGTCAGCGTAGGGGCAGTGCCGCCCAAGCTGTTGCCAATCGTCACCTGCGGCACGTTGCCCCGGTTGACGAAGGTGAGCGTGATGTTCGCATGACCGGCCCCGCCCCCGGTGACGGTGATGTCACCGACACCGACCTTCCCGAGCGCCTCCAACGCCGTCGTGATGGTTGCCGCCGTGGCGTCGTGGTCGATCGCCCCCGTCGTCTCGCCGTCGAAGGTGATCGTGTAGGACCCGGCGTTGACCGTGCCACCCCACGTGAGCGTCTGCACCTCGGTCACGTCGCCATGCGTGACGATCACGTGCCCGGCCTGGATGAGCGCCGGGAGCGCCCGACCAAGGAAGGTGATGTCGCTGCCGATGAGCGTGTAACCCACAGCACGGGTCGTCCCGTCGATCGGGCCTGGCCGGTTGAGGGTGTAGACGAGCGCCACGAGGGTCGCCCCCTACTGCACGATCGTGTTGAAAAAGATTCCGCAGTCGGCTGCCACAACCTTGTGGTCGTACGCCATCTCCATCTCGATCCGGTCGGACTCCAGGTGCTCCATGCGCATCCGCTTCGTGCGGGTGCCCATCGCCCCGGCACCGTAGAGCCCGCTCCACGAGAACGTGTACCCGGCGCTCGGCATCATGATGCTCGGAGTCGGGTTGACGTAGAGGAGCAACGCCCCCTTGGTGGAGGCGACGTAGCTCATGGTCGCCGTGGCCGCTTCCTGAGCTGTGTTCTGTGTGGCACGGGCAACGAGCACCCGCTCCACGTTGAACAGCTGCGCCAGGAGCTGAAGCGTCGGGATGGCAGGACCTTGGGTGTACTTGATGCGGTCGAGGATGACCGGGTGCACCAGGAGCTTTTGCTCCACGTACGGCGTGATGACGAGCGTGTTCGGCCGGAAGCCGGTCTGCTCATCCATCCGCATGGCGTAGGTCGTGACATCGTTGATCGGGTCAGACCCGGCACGGTCCCACTGGATGACCTGGTTGGCAGCCGCCGTGGCAGCACCGGTCACGTCGAGCGGAGCGCCCGTGATCCCGGCCCAAATGCCGGTGGTGAAGTACTTCGTCACCCACAGTTGGTCCTTCCTGAGGAGCATCTGCTGGGTGCAGAAGATCGTGGCGTCCCGGTCCATGTCGAGCGGGGTGTCCGTGTTGGCTCGGGTCTGGTCGTCCACGTCCTTGTGGACTGCGAACACCCGACAGAAGTACGTCGGGGTCGAGTCCACAGCCCAGCCGGAACCTGCCGACTCGGTGCTCGGGGCTCGCTCCTGAGCCTGGGTACGGAACCAATACGACTTGTCGTACGTGAAGTACCGGTTCGACTGCTTGTCGCTCGGGACAACCGGGAACACCTTGTCGGCGATGAACCGGTCTTCTCGCTGGATGTAAGCCACCGAGATGTTCGTGAGCGGCACGTTGACGTGAACGTCGCTCCGTGTGGGCTGCGGCATCGTGTGCTCCTACTCCGGTGATCCGGCTTAGACCTGGATTTGGTTGCGACGGGGGTTCATGCAGTCGATCATCACCGTGATGAGTTCATTCACGGCTCCACCGACGATGCAGGTGCCGATGACCCACAGGAAGTCAGTGGCGGCTCCACGCTCCACAACCTTGCCTGCGGTGTCGACACCGACCGACTTCCCGGTGGTCACCGTGCCGCCAGCTACGGCCTTGGTGATCCCCGAGACCATGATCTCGACTGCGCCGAACGTGCCGTCTGCCAGCGCCGATGCCGGGGTCTTCTCCTGAAGCACCCCGACCGGACGCAGCGTGTCGTTGTTGGCCCCGGTCACGTCCATCAACTCGCAGCGACCGTCCGATCGCAGCGTGACCACGACGAACGGCGTGGTGAGCGCCTCATTGGCAACAAGGGTCATCTTGTAGCCAGGAACTTCGTACGCCATCTCGTCACGCTCCCTGCTGGCTGTTGATGTACTGCTCGTACGACTCCGGCGTCAGCGCTTGCACGTACGCCTCCTCGCTGGTGAGCAACGGGTTCTGGTCCCGGAGGCTCTTGGCGATGGTGTCGATCTGCTGGGTGATCTCGCCGCCCGGCATGGCCGAGCCGATCTCCTCGAACAGCCTCGACTCCTTGACCGCCGTCGACGCCTTGGTGAGCGCCTCGACGGTCTTGTCGTAGGCCCCGGTGCCGTGCACCGCCTTGAGGGTCTCGACAATCTCGGCCTCGGGCATCGCCAGCCCGGAGAGGCCCTTGGCGATGTCGGTGATCTCCCGGTCGATCCGGGCCTGGCGCTCGGCCTTGGCAACCTCGGTGGCCTGTTCGGCTACCGCACGGGCCTGGGCCAGCTCGCCGTAGAGGCTCTTGACGATCGTCTGTGCTGCCGGGTCGAGCGACTTGAAGACGGTCTCCAGGTCGCTGTCATCGAACTTGGTCACGGGCTCGGGGTCCTCCTCGTGCTTGAGAATCTCGTCCTCCAGCTTGGTGATGTACTCCTGGACCCAATCGTCGAGGGCCTCGAAGTCGCCCTTTGCGGTTCCGGTCATCGTGATTCCTCTCGATGCGTGTTGGTCTGCACGGTACAGAGGCCGTCGGGCCAAGTGTTGTTCTACGAGCCCCTGTAGCCCTCTTGCCACCATGCGGGGTTGTCCCGTACCCCGAGGGTGCCCCAGTTGATGTTGCTGTTGGTGCTGTTGCGCCACCACTCGGAGTCGTTGAGGTCCGTTGCCTTCTCGCCCAGCAACCGGTCCAACAGGCTCTTGCGCTTGGGCTTGGCGGGCTTCGGTGGCTCGGCCATCTTGCGGTCCCTCAGCGCCTTGCGCTTGGCCGCCGACGATGCTGCCGTGAGGGCGATCGCCGTCTTGTCGGTGTCCCAGTTGGCGTCCGCTGCCTCGACGGTGTTGCCGGTCAGCTTGCGCCAAGCGTCCTGCGAGAAGCCGTACTGGTTGCGCACACCGTCGCCAGTGTCCTCGGCCAACGCCTTGAACCAATCGGCCGGGGTCTTGTTGTAGCGCTTCGCCTGGTCCCGCCAGTCCGAACCCGGCATCCCCTCGTCCGGTGCGTTGTCCCCGCCCAACCCCTTGACGTGCTGATTGCCCCGGAAGGGGTGGCCCGCCTCGCCGCTTGGGCCTGATCCACCGCCGCCCACCTTGACGTACTGGTTCCCACGGAACGGGTGTCCGGGGAAGTCACCCTTGGTGATCTTGGGCTTGGTGGGGTTCGGGTCGTCCTTCTTGGGAGGCTCCTCGCCGTCGACCATGAGCTTCTGGCGCAGCTTGGACCGCTTGTCGGTCGGCTTCTTGCGCTCAGGTATCTCCGGCTTCTCGTCCTCGGGCTCCTCGGCCTCACGGTCCTCGTCGAGTTCGTCCTTCTCGTCCTCGTCGAGGTCGGCTTCCTCGGTCCTGGGCTCGGGCTCGTCCTTCCCTGCAAACGGCTTCTTTTTGCCCTTGGGCTTCTCCGAACCGAGCGGCCGGTCGACATGGGTGTCGCCCCCGTCGGGTTCGGCCTTGGACACATCCCGCTTGAAGATCATCACTTCGGCACCGGGCTCAGCGGGTCGGTCGACCAGCGACACCCGACGCAAGCGGACCTTGCGGAGACGAGACACCCGAGCCATCCCGGCCAGCGTACGAGTGTGCGCCGTGCAGGTGTTGCTCTAGCCGAGCAAGCGGAACCGGAGCTGATCCCGAGCCTCGTCGTTGCAACCGAGGCACGGTGTGCGCTTCTTCAGGTCCGCCCCGATGCCCACTCCGGGGATGCCCCAGTCCTCGGTGAACTGGTTGGCCTCCACGAGCACGTCGAGGATGCTGGCGTTCACCCGGCGTATCGGCAACTTGATGTCGCCTTCCTTGTTGTCCTCAAGGTCCACCGCCACGGCAGCCGCCCAACGGTGGTGGCCGTCGATCACGTAGTTGTCGGCCGACACGAAGATGGAGCCCGAGCCCAGGTCCATCGAGCCGTCCTTGATGCTCGCCACCATCCCGGCGACGTTGGCACCGTCCAGCTCATTCTGCGTGGCCTTCAGGTAGCTCGCCAGCTCGGACCCCTCGGACACGTCGATGCCCTTTGACTCCATGTGCTGGACGAACTGTTCGGCGAGGTTGACCCGGCCCTTGTTGTCCCGAGGCTGCTTGTCGGCCTCAGACCCCTCGACCGGCGTCTTGGTGGTGAACTGCGGCATCTTGAGCCTGGGGATGCCCTTCGATTCGGTGCAGAACAAGTTGGTCCCCGGCACCGACACCTTGCACAGGTCGTAGGTGGGGGCCTTCTCGCCCTTGGCCACGGCGTCGTCCACTATCTCCTTGAGCTTGCTCAGCAACGTGCTGACTTCCCGCTTCGAGGAGAGTTCGACGTGGTACCCCTCGGCCAGCGCCTTGACGGCCTCGTCGACCGTCTTGGCCCGCACGGTCTCGCCCTTCTTGGGCTTGCGGCCTCCGTACGCCTCCAGCTCGGCCTTGGCCTCCGCCTTGCCCGGAGACTGGCCTTGCTCCGCCCACCTCGCTGCATCGAGCGTGTCGAGCCGAGGCCGGGAGAGACGGCTGCGCAACCGGTCCCGGAGGGTGGAGCGCTGCTTCGTCTTCTTCGGGCCGCCGCCACCGATGCCCCCGGTGTGCTGATTGCCCCGGAACTTGTGGCCTACGGCCTCGCCCTTGGCCAACTTCTGCTTGCGGTACTCATCGAGCACCTCGTAGTACTGCTCTCGGGTGAAGGCACCCCGGTCGTTGGCAGCGTCCACGGCAAACCACGTGTGTGACCGATCAACCTCAAAGGCGTAGCCGTCCCAGCCGTTCTGCCAGTTCCGGCGCACCGAGTAGGGCACTTCCTCGTGCCGCACAAAGGGGTACGAGAGGATGAGCGCCTTCTGCGCTGGCCAGTCGCCCTTCAGATCGAGCAGGTCGGTTTCGAGGCTCATCCCGCCGCCACCAGTCGACCACCTTGCGTGCCATCCCACACCTGCCAGCCTCGATCGGCGAGGTGCTTGACCTCCTCGAAGGCACGCCGGTTCACGCTCGAATACACCGGGTCCCGTGACTCCTCGACCACGCTCTCGGGCACATAGCGCCCGCCAAGGGGCGTCAACAGCGAGTCCATGTAGCGCTTCCTGATCCGCTGCTTCGACACCTCCACCGGCACGTCCATGAACAACAACCGGAGCTTGTACTTCGGGCCGTTGTCATCGAGGAGCGGCTTGAGCCGCTTGTGAACCTGGCCGGGGTTGCTCATGGTGATGTCCCAGATGAAGTTCACACCAACCTCGCTGGCTGCGTCAGCGAGCCTCTTGGACAAGTCGGCAGCCTCCTCGTGGTACAGCTCGGCCAGCTCCATGGGCTTGAAGTAGTCAAGCTCCTCGAACTCATCGGGCAGCCCCGCTCGCTCCGCCAAGATGACCTTGAGGTCGTCGTTGCTGATGTTGAGGTACAGCTCCTTGGGCAGCCCCGCCCTCGGGTCCTTGAGCATCGTTGACTTCCCGGCACCAGGCAGGCCACCGGTCATGGCCACCTCGGCCTGGCGAGGCACGTTGGCGGCTTCCGCCATGATCTCGTCGATGATCTCGTCGTGGAGCTTGCGGCGCTCAGCGATGTAGCCACCGGTCTCGGGGTCGGTGTAGTACCCCTTCGTGTCGAGTCCGGCGTCCATGTAGCGCTTGTTGGTTGCGGTCACGAGTTCGAGGTGATCCAGGACCGCCTCGGTCAGCTCGCCAGTGGCGTCGTAGTGCGCCACGGCCTCCTTCACCCACGGCTCATCGTTGGTCCACGGTTCGACGGGCCTGCCGGGCTTCGAGGTAACCCGGCTGAGTGCGTGGGATGCGGTCGGTGGGGTCTTCCCCCGTGACGGCACCTTGACGTACTGATTCCCACGGAAGGGATGACCCTCGAAGTCACCCTTGGCCAGGTCGTCGGCGTCGAGGTACTCACGGTGCCCCGAACCGCCGACCGAGAAGCCCTTGTAGCGCCCCGACTTGACCTCTTGCCACACCCGGTCGTCCCGGACCTTGAAGCCGACCCACCAGGCCATCGGCAGCGTGCCGTCGGGCACGCCCATCTTGGCCAACTTCTCCGGTGTGAAGGCCATGGACTCCACCAGGTCGGCCACCGGCACGTCGTAGTGCATCTCGTCGCCGAGGCGTGACTCCAGAGCGAAGTGGTACGCCATGTCCTCCAGCTCGGCCGGGTCGTCGATGAAGTCGCCTTGCTTGTCGATGCGCAGCGAGCCGTCCGGGTTGGTCGCTCGGTAGGCCCAGCCGAACACGAGCCTGCGGTCCTCATCGAGCTTGAGCACGTCGTCAGTGGCGTCGGCGAACTCGGTCTCACCGAGCAACCGTTGACGGAGCATGGCCCGAGATGTCATTGGTCCAGTATCGCCTTGCGGAGCCGGTCACGGGCGCTCTTGGGGCCGATGTGAAACACCCGGCCGAGCGACGCATGGTGCGAGCCGGTCACGTCGTAGGCGTTGTCTGCGTCCGAGCTGGCCTGGGCCATGGCAGGTCGCTGCCGCCGTGCCTTGAGCAGTCGGACGAGCGCAGCCAGCCGCTTGCGCAGCTCCTCGGGCAGTAGCAGCACCTTCTGTGGGCCGAAGTAGCCCCGCTGGATCAGGAAGGCGTTCTGGCCCCGCAGCTCGGTGGCCGCAGCCTTGGCGGCCTCGGTGCTGAACATCGACAAGTGAGCCTGGTAGGCGGCCTCCTCACCGTGCCGGTCGAACGCACGGCCGGTCCCGAGGTGGCCGAAGGCATCGTGCACCGCCCGGAACTTGTCATTCTGTTCGTTGGTGAGGTACGGGTGACCCCCGGTGGCCTCCGTCTTCAGAATCTTGAGCCGGTTGTGGCTAAGGAAGTCATCGAGCATCTCGGCGTAGTTCGCATACGGGTCGTCGTCGGTGTACTCGATCTTGATGCCGAGCTGATCGGTCAGGATCGAATACTGCTTGTCCAGCTCGCCGATCAGTGCCTCGTAGGCCCGCCGAACCTCTGCATCCGGCACGGCGTCCTCGGGGGCCTCCTCGTAGAACTTGGCGATGGCCTCCCGCCGCTCCGGCGTGATCGCCCGTGTAGCGCTCCAGTCACGCTGATCGCCGTGGAACTTCTTGAGGGCCTTGACCGGCGTGGCCATGACCATCTCGACGCCATCGTGCGACGTGATGGATCGGACCTGGCCCGAGACCTTGACGTACTGATTCCCCCGGAAGGGATGACCCTCGTAGTCGCCCTTCTTGATCCGTGCGAGTTGCCGCTCGTCGTCGTCCTCACTCGTGTCGAACGGCCACACGCTGATCTCGTCCAGCCCGAGGTACTTCATGCGCTGCCTCCCGGTGCGAGTGTGGCGTCCAGGTCGGTCTCCAGCTCCTTCTCCAGGTACCAATGCCAGGAGTTCAGGCCGGTACTGACATGCCGCCACTTCCAGCCCTCCGGTGGAGGCGTCTTGGGGTGGAAGCCAGCAACCTTCTCGCTGGTGCTAGTGACGATCATCTCGTGCACCAGGCTCTTGTACGCCATCTTGAGCTTGTGGGCCACATTGAGCGGGCCTTGGAACACCGCCTTGTCGTACTCGTTTAGCGCATACCCCATCGTGATGGCCGCCTGGGCTTCTACGGAATCGGAGGACCAGCCGCCCGTCTCGGTGAAGTGCTCCGAGGCTACCAAGGCCGGGGGCAGCAGAGCTTTCGTGGCAGGGATGCGCTCCAGGTACCACTGGTTCTGGACTATGCCGCTGCCGAGGTACCGCCACCTCCAGCCCTTCGGTGTCGCCACCTTGGTCAGATCGGGTCCGGCTGTGGTCCAGGAGGCGTGAAGTTCGTTGTAGGCATTCCACGCCGCCGCCAGCGTCATGCCCCAGTTGTCGTAGAGGTAGTTGGGGTCGACGGACCAGGCATCCGATGCCGTGTCCCATGAGCTGTAGCCGAACGTGGCCGCCGCTTTCGCCTTGGCCCCCCCGACCTTCCATCCTGACTGGGTGAGCTGACCGGTCAATGTGAGGTAGTGCGGAAGTTCGTGGGGCTTCGCAGCGCTCGGACCACTGGGATCGGGCTTCTCGGCAACCGGCCCGTCGGGGTCGTAGTCGAGGAACCACTGCCTCGCCACCAGGCCCGTACCGATGTGACGCCACGCCCAGCCTTTCGGCGTGACGAGCTGGGCAACGGCGTCTTGCTTGATCCAGCCGCCCGGCGAGTCCTCCGAGAGGTTCGTCATGGCGGTGTAGGCATCTGCAATCTCATTCGGGCTCACGTTTCCGCTCCCGTCCAGCGGTGCGTTGGGCGTGAACACCTCACTCCAGTCGGCCCAGCCGAGCGTGATCGCAGCCTTGTCCTCGTCCTCGATGGTGTGAAGCCAACCGATCTCGTCCGGGTAATCCACGTCGTCTGCCACCCACTGCCAGGCACCCGATTCGGTGATCCACTTGGGCACCTTGTCGGCAGGACCTGGCAGAAGCTGAGGATGGTCGGGTTGATCGGGTTGATCTATCGGAACCGGGTTCTCGGTGGCGATCTTGAGCCCGTAGTTATACGCCATGGCTCTGTGGGCATCTCCCGCCATGACCGACCAAGCAAACCCCGGTGGGGCGATCGGCAAGGGGTTCCCGGCCACGACGGCAACGGGGTGCACGAACTCCCCCTCCACTGTGCTGCCGTCGCCCCAGGTGATCCAGCTCCCGGCAACCGGTTGGCTCAGAGTGCTGCCGTAGCCCTCCTGGTAGTAGCTACTCACGAAGTCTTTGTGGACTTCGGAGAACTGGTTGGCGAACTCGGCGATGCTCTTGGGCGGCGAGTACGTCTTCCCGTTCCACTCGATCCCCAGCTCCTGAGCCAGCGGCTTCTCCGGGGCCTCCGGGGTCTCGGTCGAAGCCGCCAGCGCCGCTCCCATCACCGTGTCGGGGTCGGCCAACCGCTCGGGTATCTTCTGCGCCAGCCACTTGCTGTGGGAGATGTAGGGCTTGCTGGAGGTGGGCAAGGCCACGAACTCAGGACTGGTGGTCTGGACCGTGCGCCCAGGACCGGTCGAGAGGTTCGTGGGCACCAGCACCCAGTCTTGCGGCATCGCCCGGTAGTCGTCCAATGAGGCCCATTCGGTCCTGGCCCACTTGTACCCCTCGGGCGGATCGAAGTCGTACGGGTGGCCCAAGGTGTCCAGCTCGGTCGGGTGGATCACAAAGTCGGTCCCCGGATAGGTCAAGGTGGACGCAGGCAGGTCGACTCCGGGCTTCAGGTCGGGCTTCTGAATCCACATCTTGGTACCCAACTCGTAGGTCTTGGGGACCTTGAGCTGCCATCGCATTCCTTGCACCGGCAGCAGGTTCGGTATGTCACTGCTGCACTGCTGCCACCTGTTGTCGGCGACCAGCTCGGGGTTGCGAGCCACGCCCTTCTCGGCCTGGGACCACGCTGGCGCACGGATACCCGAGGAGAGAAGGGGCCTGCTGGCCAAGCGGCTGGCCTGCGCCTCCACCGCCGACGATTGGGTCACGCCCTTGAAGGGGTCGATCACACCGACCTGGCGGATGTCGACAACCCACGCACCTGAGAACTCGCTGTTCGAGTCGTGCCTCGGCGTGATCGCAGTGACCTCGTAGCGACCGCCCGTGGCCCACTCGTGTTCGGAGACGAATGCGGGGGACTGGCCGACATCCTTCCAGTGCTGATTGAACTTGAACGCCTTGGCTCCCGGAGCCAGCCGGAAGATGATCGAGTGCGGGTTGTTGCCCGCATAGCTACGAGCCATGGACTTCGATGTCGTGAAGCCCCAGGCAGGCACGTCGATGACCGCACCGGGAAACAGGTTGGCCTTCTCCCGGAGCGTGTCGAGGTCGGTCACGTCCCCGATCTTCAGCTTGGCCTTGCCCCGGTACAACGGCTGCGTCGTCGGAGCGCTCACCTTGATCCGCTCCAGCATGGCCAAGGCCGGGGCCAGGTCAACCTGGTCGTACCTGAACTGGCGTACGACCGGCTTGTAGCCGGTGACCGCCTCGATGGCCTTGCGGATGGCGGTCGGGCTGCCTTGCCAACTGTGGATGGCGTAGTCGAGTGCCTTCCCTTCCGACCCGCCCCACTGCGTCTCTTGCAGCAACGCCCGGTACTGCCCCAGGCTGAGCGGCATCCCGGTCTTGTGGCTGGGGCCGTAGACCTTGAGCTTCTTAGCGGCCGCCTTCTTGGCTGCCTTCTTGGCAGTGGCCGCCCACTGGGTGAGCATGTTGCCGTCATCGAGCTGATCCCGGCCACCTCGTGAAGGCACCTTGACGTACTGATTGCCCCGGAACGGGTGTCCTTCGTAGTCGCCCTTCTCGAACTCGACGACCTCGGTCAGTTCCACCAGGTCATTCTGGCAGGAGCCGGTCCCGAAGTGACGCTCTGCGCTCGGCGTCCTCGACGGTCTCGTCGTCCAGTGCAGGGTCGTGCGGATACCCGGAACAGGACTGCTCGAACTCGACGATGGCGATGATCTTCGGCTTCTCAGCCTTGGTCACGGGGGCATCGTGCTCGGCCATGGCCACCACCTTCGTCACCATGTTCATCATGTACGGGTTGAGCTTGCGTTCCTTGCCCTTGGTGACCTTGTACTTGTCGGCGTACATGTAGGCGAAGGTCTCGGCGAAGTGCTCCGCCCCGGAATCCTTGGCGTACTCGCTTGGGGTCGGGGCTGAATGAGCACCGGGGAACCCCAGCGACTGGTCGAGGCCCTCGTGCAGCACCGTGCCGTTGAACTGCCACAGCTCTCCGGCCTCGGGCAGCTTGAGGTTCTCGGTCAGCCACCGCTGCCTGGCTCGGTTGTAGATGGCGTGCCCCATCTCATGCAAGAGGATGCCCGACAACCCCGAGTCGGTGGCCAGCCAACCCGTCTTCATGCTCTGGTCGCTGGAGGCCGGGGAGTGCTGTGAATTGAGCCCGATCCCGTGCACAAAGCGGTACTTGGAGTCGGCTTGCTGAGCTATGCCCATCGTGGTCGCCCCGCCACATTCTGCGCCGAGAGTGGCGTTGTACTCCCCGAGCCGGAAGGCATCGAGGCCCCGGAGCGTCTCGGGGAAGTCCTGAGCGACCTTGCGCAGTGTCTTGGCCATCGCCTCGATGTCGGCTTCAGTGACCCCTTCGGTGGCCCCGGTCACTTGCCACCCAGGAGGCCATTTGGAGGGATCGGATTTGAGCTGAACCTTGGCGTTGGGCATGTAGCGCTGGAACTCCTGCGTCAGGCGTTTCGTCGTCGGTGAGTCGCCGCCGCTCACGTGATCAAAGAACAACTGGTTGACGTACTTCGGGTGCTTGGCCGTCTGGTGGAAGCCATGGACCCCCGGCATCGGGTTGTTCCCGGCGCTCGGCACCTTGATGTACTGGTTGCCTCTGAAGGGGTGACCGGGGTAGTCGCCCTTGATGAGCCACTCGGACGGCTTGGTCTTGCGTGCCCGCCGCCGTGCCCGCTCTGCGATGAAGTTCTCCCGCCAGGCATCGAGCGACTCTCGGGCTCGGTCCTCGGCCTCCCGCCGTTGTTCCTGGTAGGTCTTCTGGCGTGGCTTCCGCCGTCTGCCGAACAACGGGTCGATGTCCCAGTTGGGTCCCAAGCCCATCGACGGCACCTTGAGCTGCCGTGACTCCAGCACCATGCGCCAGCGTGATGCGTTCGATGGGCTGATCCCGGCCTTGAGCCAAGCCCGCTCCACCTCGTCCACGTCGACATCGAGTATCCGCCTCAGCGAACTGAGTGCCTGATCGTCGGTCATCCGGCCGTACATGAGCTTGCCTTGATTGGACGTGCGCATCGTCTCGGGCTCAACCCACGGCCCGATGCTGAAGCTGTCCTTGGTACCGCCCATCGCCCGGAAGGCCATCGCCCCACCGGACTCGATGCGCACCGGCATCCCGGCCTCGTCCACGAGCGTGTTGTCTTGCTCCAGCCCGTGCACGTCCCAGTGCGAGAGCCAAGCGTCGATCCCGAAGTCCCGAGCGGCCCGCTCCTGGAGCGTGGCGTTGCTGGCCCACTCGGAGGCGCTCGCCTGGCGGAGTCCCTCGATCTTCTTGCTGATGATGACCGGACGGCCCGAGTCGTCGTGGTCGAACCTCGTCAGAGGGAAGTGCACCCCCGCCATGCGGTAGACGATGCCCCCGGCGATCTCATTCTGCACGTGGTCTTCGCTCTTGCCCGGCTTGACCAGGTAGCGCTGGCCCTCGGCGTCCTCGTACCACTGGCCGCCTTGGCTGCCGAGCGGACCCTTGACCTTTTTCATCCGCTTGATCGTGTCGTAGCCGGGAATGCCGCCCGTGTGCTGATTGCCACGGAACGGGTGCCCCTCGGCTTCGCCCTTGAGCAACCGGTAGCGCAGGCCAACCCTTGTCATGTGCCGACCTCCAGCAAGCGGCTGCGCAGGTCCGTTCGGGCCTTGGCAACCCACCACTCGCCCGGCTTGTCCAACTCCACCACGGCATCGACAAGCTCGAATGGGATGGGCTGCCGGTTCTTGGCGTACTCGTCGGTGGCGAAGTACCACTCGGCGTTGGGATCGACTTTGATGCGCACGATCACAGCATCGGTCGCCTTCGTCTTCTCCATCGGGAAGTAGAAGGCCCCGGTGCTCCGGGTCGAAGCCACCGTACCCTCGTTGCCGATGTTCTCCTCGCCCTTGGTCTGAATGAAGCCACGGGCCTGGGCCTCGTCGTACTCCCGCCGATCCATCACTCTGAACACGTGCTGAAGCTGCCGGGGAGGCCCGACCTTGACGAACGGCCTTAGGCCGTAACCCGGTCGCATCTCGCTCTGGTCGTAATCGGCGACGGTCTTGTCCATGGGCATCGGTGTCCAGTACTGGTACTCCAAGCCCATGCGGCCGACGATGTGGCCCTCGTCATCCCAGGCCACGACCATCCTGGCCTCGATCTCACCTTCCTTGAGGTGAACGCCGCCGCCCACCTTGTTGGGTGCGTACCGCTCCGGGTAGAACCGCTTGGGGTCTTGGAGCAACTTGGCCTCGTCGGTGAGGATGGCGTCCCAGGCCGCCGAGGTATTGCCTCCCGGCACGCTGATCTTTTTCGGCTGGTGGACGGCCGTCGGTTGGCTCCGGCTGCCCACCTTGACGTACTGGTTGCCCCGGAAGGGGTGGCCCTCGAAGTCGCCCTTCTCGATGAGCGCAGGATCGGCCGGGTACCCGGAACAAGACTGCTGAACCTCGATGATGGCCCCGATCTCCAGCTCGCTCTTGACAACCTTGTCGTACCGGAGAGGTGCGTCGTGCTCGGCCAAGGCGACCACCTCGGTCACGAAGCTCACCATGTCCGGGTTGAGCTGACGGTCCTTGCCCTTCCTGACGCCGTACTTGTCGGCGAACATGTACGCAAACGTCTCGGCGAAGTGCTCATCGAAGTGCTCTTTGGCGTACCGACTCGGGTAGACGGGCGACCAGAGGTTGTCGACTCCCATCACCCACCGGAACGTGGTGTTGGTAACGAGACCCTCGAACTGGAAGCGGTCCCCCGGTTCCCTCGGCTTCGTGAACCCGTTGGTGAGCCAGCCGTGCTTGGCCCGGTTGTACACAGCGTGCCCCATCTCGTGCAGGAACGTGCCCGAGAGCCCCGAGTCGGTGGTGAGGTAACCCGAGTCCACGCTCGCATCGTGAAGGCTGGGCTTGGACGCTGCATTGAACCCGATCCCGTGGATGAAACGGACCTTGGTGGAGTTGGCAAGTTGAGCGATGGCGAACGTCGTAGCCCCACCAGCCGTCTCGCCAAGCTCGCCGCCGTAGTACCCGAAACGAAATGCGTCGAGTCCCCGCAATGTCTCGGGAAAGTCCTGAGCAACCTTGCGCACCGTCTTGGCCAGCGCCTCGATGTCTGCCTCGGAGACTCCTCGGCCGGGGTCCCCCGGCATGAGCGAGACCTTGGCATTCGGCATGTAGCGCCGGAACTCCTTCTCCAGACGGTCCATCGTCGGCGTGATAGGGGGGATCGGGTCGCTGATGAACACGTGCGATAGGTACGCCGAAACCGGATGGTCCTGATAGCCCAACTGCCTTGCCGGGTCCGGTGTCCCGGCACTGGGCACCTTGACGTATTGGTTCCCACGGAAGGGATGACCTGGGTAGTCGCCCTTCTGTAGCTCCTCGATGAAGCTGGCGGCTGCCGGTGCGAACACGAGCCCCATCGTGCAGCGGCACTGGGGGTGCGCAGCCGGTCGCTCGAACACGCCGTACTTGCCCTCGAAGCTCTTGCCGATCGCCGCCAGCCTGCCGTGCAGGTCGGCGCATATCTCGCAGCGCTTCTCGTCCTTGGCGGTGATCCACACCCGCTTCGTGAACTCGGGGTCGGGGTCGATCATCCCGGCGTCCACTCCCGCTACCCAAGCGTCATCGAGACCGAGGTTCTGAGCGTGCATGATCTCGGTCCTGGCGATGTTCCACGCCCGGTAGGTGCGGAGCCGTGTCGAGTAGGCCGCCACCTGAGCCCGGCGTGCCGCAGTGTTGACGCCCCGCTTGCGCAGCCCGGCATCGAAGTTGGCGACCGCCTGAGCGTGCTGGGGGAGCAACCCCACGAGACGCCGGATGAGCGGCACGGCGTCGTCGATGGCCCCGCCGCCCCGGACGATCGTGTCGAGGACCTGGCGAATAGACTCCTGGGTCGGCGATGTCGTCGCCACCAACCGGTGCGAAAGCTGCGACATGGACTCAACCGCCCACGGGTTCGTGGCGTTGAAGGTCAACTTGGCCGGAACCATCGCCGAGACAGCCGCAGAGCCCGCCTGAGCGGCGTGGAGGTACGCCTGGGCCACCAGAGCCCGGATTTGCTCCAGGTCCAGCCACAGGCCCTCTAGCGCTGAGGCACTGGGATAGACGCCCCGCTCCATCTCGGTGAGGACCTTGCGCAGCGCATCGGAGCGATTGAGCCGCCCCACTGAGCGCAGGAAGGCACGGGCGATCTGAGGCTCAAGCTGATTCGAGACGAGCCGCAGCACCCCCGCCAGCCTGGCCCCGTCGATCTGGACGTTGGCACCGGCCACGGGTCACCGCTGCTTCTTGGCAGGCACCGGACGCCTGCCCGGAGGGGTAGGCGGAGGCGTCGGTGGAGGCATGGGCGGAGGTGCGTTGCCCATCGGCCCCGGAGGTGGCTGCTGCTTGTCCTTCTCGTCGTCGTCCTTCTTGCCCTTCTCGTCCTCGTCCTCGTCGTCGGGCAACTGGTACCCGGCACCGGCCAGCATCCCGGCCCCGGTCTCCATGCCGCCCTCCGCCATGAGCATCTGCTGATCCCGCATCTGCGATTCCAGCTCGGCCGACTCGATCTCGTTCTGGCGGGCCAGCTCGGCCATCTCCTCTCGGTGGGCCAGGTCCTCGTCGGTCATCTCCGGGAGCTTGGCCGCTGCCCGCAGGTACTTCTCCAGCTCGGGGTCCGGGAAGAACGGCACGCCCGCTGCACTGAGCTTGCTGATGAAGTCGGAGAGCTGGGTCAGGTCCGGCTGCTCGATGTCGCCAGGCACGATCTCAGGGTGGTCCTCCAGCTCCATGCCGTTGACTTCGAGCAAGCGTGGGATGGCGTGGCGGTTGATGACCCCGGCGATCGTCTTGAGCAAGCTGCCGAGGCTCAAGCTGAAGATGTTGGTCTTGTCGGAACTGAGGGCGTAGCTGCCCACGTCCTTGTGCCCGAGAAGCACGAAGTCGGCCAGCACGGTCATGGCGATGTGCTCGGCGTAGCGCCGGATGATCGGGTCGGTCGGAAACTGGCGGGTCCCCGCACTGGCGAGCAACTGGAACTCGTACACCAGGTTGTTGTTCTGGTCGTAGACCCGAGGGAAGACCACGCCCTCCTGCTGATCCCGGCGCACGTTCTTGACCAGCTTCTCGATCGACGTGCGCATGGCCACGTCGCCCGCCGCTGCATCGGGACTCAAGATGGCCGGGTCCACGTAGGCGATCGGCAGACCGGCCAGGTCCCGCTCGACGCCGATGGCCTCGATCTCCTCGATGCGCTTCTTGAAGTACCACGGCCGGTAGGCGTTGCGCAGGATCGACCGGCCCTCGGGACTGTTCTTGTACGTCGTGGTGCGGAACAGGAGTGCCTTCTCGATGGGGATGTAGACCAGGTTGTTCCTGGGGATGGCGTACTGCCAGAAGCCCCGGATGCCGCCGTGGTCATCGAAGACCCACTTGGCGAGCGTGTCCTGTGCCCGCAGTGCGAACTTGCGCCATGCGATCCGGTCGTCGTCGTAGCGAGACCGAAGTTGGGGCGTCTCGGCCTGCGGACCCCTGCGCAGCTTGTAGACGATCTCGAAGAAGCTCCAGCCGTACGGCAGCATCGACATGACCTCGGAGATGAAGTCCTCCCAGGTGTGGCTCATGTCGTCGATGCACTGCTGGAGGAACTCGACCCGGCCGTCGTCCTCCTTGCCGGGGGACTCGACCCGCCACTCGACCTGGCGCACGAGCGTGTCGATCGCCTGGAGGATGGCCCCGATGATCGGGTCGTTGTCCCGCATCTCCCGGTAGACCTGGACCCCACGGGTCCCTTGGAGGTGCTGAAGGAACTCCTCGTTGACGTACCCGGACCATCTGCGCAGGCCCGACTGGCCCAGTTCGAGGTAGCCGAGGCCGTCGATCTCGACAACAACCCCGTCGGGAATCTCCGGTGCAGCGAAGGGGTGCTGGCCGTTGGGGCCGTTGGGGAGGTTGTCGACGAAGGTCATGCCAACGCCGCCATGATCTGGATGACGTTGTGGCCGTCATTCGGGAAGGTCGCCGTCTTGGTGTCGGGGAAGGTCACTTCCCACTCGGCGTAGTAGTGCCCGGCTGTGTCGACATCGTTGGCCGCCCAGTCGTAGCGCACCGTGTGCAGCGTGGCGTCCACGATGGCAGCAACCTGCCGGTTGACCTTGATGACGTTGGTAAGCACGTTGGTCATGGTGAACCGCACCGTGCTACCGGTGAGAGACCACGTGACCCCCGAGCTATCGCTCAGAGTGGCGTAGATGCTCGGGGACCGATCCCCGACCTTGAGCGAGAAGTCGGCCATCAACCAATTGTGGCACGGGTACCACCGCTGACGGTGGCCTTGCCCGCACCGACCACGGCTGCACCAGTGTGGCCGCCGTTGACAGTGGCGTAGGTCGGGTACTTGATGGCGAAGTTGACCGTGGCAAGGAACCCGGCGATGGCGAGCGCCGTGTCGTGCTCGACCGACACCGTGATGGCCTTGGCCTTGACCCCGGTGAGCGCCAGGCCCAGGTCGTGCTCGATGGCCACCGTGAGCGTCTTCGCCTTGCTGTGCCCCAGCCCCAGCGCAGTATCGGCCTCGGTGCTGATCCCGAGGCTCTTGGCCTTGAGCTTGCCGAGGCCCAGCGCCGTGTCACGTTCGCTGCCGATGCCGAGTGCGTTCGACCCCGTGATGCCAAGCCCCAGGTCCCGTTCGGCTGCGAGCGTGGACCCCTTCGCCTTGGACTTGCTGATAGCCAAGCCAAGGTCGACCTCGGAAGCCAGCGTGAAGGTCTTGGACTTGGCCTTGCCGAGACCCAACGCAGTATCGGCCTCACTGGCCAGCGTGAATGCCTTCGCCTTGGCCTTGCCTACACCGAGCGCCGTATCGGCTTCGCTGGCCAGCGTGAAGCCCTTGGCCTTCGCCGTGGTCTCTGCCAGGCCCAGGTCGATCTCAGTGGCGAGCGTGAACGCCTTGGCCTTCGCCTTGGTCAGGCCGAGCGCCGTGTCGGCCTCGGTGGCAACCGTGAACGCCTTGGACTTGGCCTTGGTCGGAGCCAACGCCGTGTCGTGCTCCGTGGCAGTGCCGATGATGCCGCCAGCGGAGATGGCCAAAGCAAGATCACGCTCGGAGGCGAGGGTGAAGCTCTTGGCCTTGGACTGGCCCACCGCCAGGCCCAGGTCCACTTCGCTGGCGAGCGTTTCCGACTTCGCCTTGGCCTTGCCGATGGCCAGGCCCAGGTCCACTTCGCTGGCAAGCGTGAACGCCTTCGCCTTCGCCTTGCCGACCGCCAGCGCCAGGTCGTGCTCGGTGGCCGTGACCGGTGCAACGCCGAATGAGAGCGCCAGGTCCCGTTCGGAGCCGAGTGTGAACGCCTTGGCCTTCGCCTTGCCAATAGCCAGCGCCAGATCGACCTCGGTAGCGATCCCGAACGCCTTGGCCTTGGCCTTCCCGGTGGCCAGTGCCAGGTCGACTTCGGTGGCGAGCGTGGGGGTAGCGGCCTTCGCCTTGCCCGTGGCAATCGCCAGGTCGACCTCGGTGGCGATCCCGATGTTCGATGAGAGACCGCCCGCCGCCTGTCCACGCAGCGTGTCCCCACCCCGAAGGGTGGAGGCAGCTTTGCGTAGGACAAGCGTGGCCATGCTGATCCCCTAGTTCGGGAGCACCGTGTCGAGTGTGGACTTGATCAAGTCGGCGTAACCGGCGTAGCCACTGGGGCTGTAGTGAATGCCGTCAGGATCGAACCAGGCCGGGTAGTTCGCCTCGGCCACATTGCGCCACTGCACGAAGACCAGGTTCGGCCAGCGAGCCCGAGCGTTCCAGAGCGATTGGTTGATCGTCAGGCAGCCTTGCGTACGGTCGGCAGGGACATGGGTGCAGGTCAGGTTGCTCCACAAGACCGGCTTGCCGCCGAGTTGCGCCATGAGCCAGTCGATCTTCTGGCTCCACCATGCGTATCCGTGCGTCGTCGCCGTCCCGGCCGTCTTGCTGTCGACCACGCCGAGGTTGACCACGTAGGCATCGGCGAGGGGAAGGTCCCGCAACCGCTGCGCCCAGTAGTCGGTCGCCGCTGGGTTCGGGCACGCCTGGCCGGGGTCACAGCCGTTCCAGTAGAGGCCCGCACCGTGCCGCACTGCGAACGTGCCGACATAGCCGACCTGACTCGGCGAGAGCACCGTGATGAGCTGGGAGGCCCCGTTGCTGATGTTCGAGTCGCCCAGGAACGTGACCTTGGCCTTGACATCCCCGGCAGGTGCGCCCGTGAACCCGAGCGCCACCGTCGCCGAGAGAAAGGCCAGCACGGCCCCGCAAAGGACCGCTCGCCTCACAGGTACGTCCAGATGATCGCCCGGCCTCGACGGCCGGTGCCGCCAGCACCCGAGTTGCCAACCGAGTTGGTAGCTGCGCCACCACCGCCACCACCGGACCCGTAGAGGCCGCCGAGAGCGCCCGCACCGCCGTTGCCCGAGGTTGCCGTCGAACCTGCGCCACCACCGCCGCCACCGGAGCCACCTTGCACAGACGTAGTGTCGGATGGCTGTGAACCTGCGGTACCCGCTACCCCGGCACCTGTCGAGGCTACGCCTGGTGCGCCGCCACCGCCTTCGGTGATCGAGACCGCTACACCGCCATATTCGCCGTCGTACTTGACATCGGCGGCGTCGATCGAACCGCCAGCGCCCCCGCCAGCGGGACCGAACCCGGTTGCCTTGCCACCGACAATCGTGCCTGGAGCACTGAGAACGGCGGTCCCGCCGTAGCCCAGGCCAGCAGCAGTTGTCCCGACGGCAGCAGACGGAAAGGCGTAGGCAACCCCGGCGTCCCCGCCCGTCCCGGTCGAGGCACCGCCAGGACCGCCGCTCCCGCCCGCTGCGCTGTAGTTCCAGAACGTCGTCGCCGTGCCTGAGTTGCCTGCGTTGCCGTTCGTGCTGTTCCCCGAGACTGCGGCACCTCCGGTGCCACCGTTGCCGATCGTTACAGTCATCTCGGCACTGAGCTGCAACCGGTCGAGGATGGCATAGACAAGCCCGCCAGGACCGCCTCCCCCGCCGCCTTTGCGGTCAGTGCCGTTCGCCCCCTTGCGACCGCTGGCACCGCCGCCGCCGCCACCGATCAGGAGGATCGTGATGAACCGTGTCTCCGGGTGCATGTACCACGTGTAGTTGCCTGCGGCCCCGGTGTAGTCGTTGACGGTCGTCGGCGTCTGCGCCGTGACCATCCACTTGGTCCCGCCGTCGGAGCGCAACCGGATCGTGGCGTACGGACGAATCAACGGCCAGTAGGTCGTGCTCGCCACGCCGTTGATCGCATCGCCGGTCTGACACCAGACCTTGAGCGGGTACGACAGGTTGAAGTAGCCGCCTGCGTCGAGAATGGTGATCTCGTCGCCGGGGTTCATGCTGCTTGCGAGCGGCAGCGTCCAGTTCCTGATGGCTGTCCAGGCCACTGAGGTGACCACCGTCCGGTCGACGTTGAGAATCTGGTAGTCCTCGTCACCGACCGTGGCCAGATCGCCGTTCCATGTGGGCATGAGCTGATCCTTCCGCTACCAACAAACAAAGACTGCGTAGCCGGGTCCGCCCCTGCCGCCTGCCCCGCCTGCCGAGGTACCTGCGCCGCCCCCACCGCCCCCGCAACCGGGAGCCCCTATCCCACCGGCGAACCCGGTGCCCGTAGTGCTGCCCCCGCCGATCCCGCCGTAGCCGATCCAACCGCCGTACGACGATCCAGGCTCGAACCACAACCCGTCCGAGCCCTTGGCCGCTGCCACGCCGTTGAGCGACGGCAGTGGCCCCGCCCCGGTGATGCTGCCGCCCGCCTGGTTCGCTGTGTCACGGCCGCCGCCGCCAGTGCCGCCGCACGTCCACGAGGTCGCCAGGATGCTGACACTGGTACCGGGGTTGTCTCTGCCGCCACCTTTCGTGCCTGCGCCACCGGCCACTCCGATTTGGGCTCCGTCGACAAGACCTGGGCACACCAGGCCGCCGAGCCAACCCGACAATTGGGCGTTCGCCACCACGAGGCTGCCTACCCCGCCGTCCCCACCGGAGGTGGTGTTTCCCCCGGTCTGCCCGCCTTGCCCACCTGCCGCCTGAGTGGCCGTGCTGACCACGAAGCTGTACCCCAGCGTGCTGTTGGGCTCGAACCCGACAACCCTCGTGGCGATCCCGCCACCACCGTTCGTCCCGGCTGCGCTCGACCCGCCCGCACCACCGGTACCGCCGATCCCGGCCGTCACGTAGCACTGGGCTGGCACCGCCACACCCGGAAACAGTTTCGAGTGCACCGCTCCAGCGCCGCCCCCACCGCCGCCTGCGGGCCGAGACGCTTGGCCGTTGCCGCCCCCACCGCCTGCGCCAGCGCCAACCGCCACCATGTAGACCCAACGTGCCCAGCTCGGCTTGGACCACGGTTGTTGCTCAGTCGTGGTGTTCGTGACGCCGATGATCGTGGAGACGCTCGTGGCGTTGTCGAGAGTGAGAAAGGTGGTCATCGCTCACATCGCACCGATGAGAATGAGACCTGCCCCGCCTCGGCCACCGTCCCCGCCTGTGTGCGCCGTCACGGCTGCGTTGGTCCCGCCCAGTGTCACCGCCGTACCGTTCGGCGTCAGGCTCACCTGGAACGTGTTCGTCTGCACGTTGACCACGTAGTACTCCAGGCCCGTACCGGGAGGCACGGCAGTCGTCGTGAGCCCCGTGACCGTGCCGACTGCGCTGAACGTGATCGGCGTGTTGAGGGTCAGACCATGCGCCGTGAGCGAGAAGTCGCTGGTGGACACCTGGCCCGTCGGTGCGATCTGGAGCCCGGCCCCACCGCCACCGCCGCCACAGCCGTAGGCACCGTTGCCGCCACGCCCCGCAAAGGCCGTGTTGGCGCTCCCGCCACCGGTCCCGCCGTAGTTGACCAGTGGGAGCTGCCACGCCCCCGTGAACATGTGGCCGTCGGGTCCGTTCGCCGCCGCTACCCCGCCCGAAGTCGAGGGGAACGGCCCGGCCCCGGTGATCCCACCGCCTGCCGATGTGCCGTTGCCGCTCGTCAGGCCACCGCCGCCGCCCCCACCACAGCACCACTGGCCGCCCGACCCGAACAGTCCCGCTGCGATCCCGGCCCCGGTCGCCCCACCGTTGCCGCCAGTGCCACCAGGAACGCCGCCCCACAGACCGAGCAAACCGAGCGTTGCCTGCGATGACAACGGGGCGGATGCACCGCTCCCGGCAGTGCCGCCGAGAGTGGCCGAACCGGTCCCACCGCCCAGCCCGCCCGCTGATCCCGACGCCAGCACGGTCGCCGCCGCTGCACTCGATGACGGATCGGTCACAATCTTCGCTGCCCCGCCCGTGTAGCCACTGCGCCTCGCCGTGCCGCCCGTGCCACCGTAAGGCACCACGAGATAGAGCACTCGTGGCAGAGCGTCTGCGGGCATGATCCGCCACGAAAGCGAGGCCCCGCCGCCTGCGCCCCCGCCGCCACGTGCAGCACCCGCCCCCGACTGGAAACCGCCTGCGCCTCCACCACCGCTGCCCACAGCGAGCATCCACAAGCAAGCCGTCCCTCGGGGCATCGGCCACTCGTAGACAACCGTTTCGGGTACCGAGGCCGCCGACGCTGAAACCTTGGGTGCGCTGGAACCCTCACCGCCGACCGTGAAGGTCTGAAGGCGCTCGGGGTCGCCAGGGAACCAGAACATGTGGTCCCCCTAGTACTGGCCGCCGAAGCCCGTCAGGTGATAGCCGCCGTTCGTCGTAGTGCCGATGACGGCCCCGAACGTGACGTAGACCCGGTAGTTGGCCTTGATCGGCTTGTTGATGGGGAAGTCCTGCCACGGCGTGGCCAAGGTCGTACTGAACGTCATCGCCGGAACGTTGTACTCGGCGAAGATGCTCGTGTTGGCCGACGTTGTGACCGCACTGCCGTTGTTGAGCCACACACGCATGACCGCCGCCGAGCTGCTGACCGTGGAAGCCAACGTGACCCGGATGCTGCCCAGCAAGCTGCCGTTCGCACCCGAAGTCCACACCAGGAACGCCGTCGGAGCCGTGTTCACGCCGTCGCCGACCAGGAAGGCAGGGCTGGAACCCGCAGAGTGGAAGTGGGTGTAGGCAGTCGTCCCGGCCCTCGACACGTTGGCGGTGCCGCCGCCCTCGGTGACGTTGGCGATCTGAGAGTCCGGCGTGGGCCAAACAGGCAACGTATTGGCAGGCACCTAGCTCACCCCCGTGAAGTAGCGGCCCGACCCCGACCCGAGCATCGGGCTGAGCCATTGGCTGATGAGAATGCGCCGGTCGGCGATCATCCCGTCGTTGGCCCCCGGCGAGGCCGTCGGGTTGACGATGGCCGTGTCGTTGTTGCCGATGAACACGGCTGCGAGCACGCACACGGTGAGGTTGCCGTCGGCATCCACAGGAAGCGCAGGGTAAGCCGGGCTGGCCGCCGCCGTCCCCGGAAGCACCCACACTGCGCCACTCTCGGTGTGCTGCCGCCACGTCATCGTCGTGGTGCCGATCGTGATGGTGCCGACATTGGTCAACCAGAACTTGAGGCCCTTGTTCGTGGTCCCGGCGATCACAGGCACACTGTCCCCGGTGAGCAACTCGCCGGTCGCATCGGCATCGGTGGCCCTCGTCGGCGCACCCGAGCTGTTCACGGTGTAGATGCCGTTGTCGGAATTCCCTTGGTCCTTGATGAGGATGCGGTCCCCCGTGATGAGCGTGACGCCATCGACCACAGAGTTGTTGGCGAAAGACGAGTTCATCGTGCCTGAAGTGGTTGTCGCCACTCTGACCGCCATGAGCGCACGGGTCGGAGCCGCCACCACGAGGTCGAGCCGGTGCAGCGAGGCGTGAGAACCGCCGATGACCAAGGCCGTCGAGCTGTTGGCGATCGCATCGAGGCCCGCCGACTGGCCTTGGACCATGAACTGGCCCGTGTCCAGGTCGAGCGTCATGTTGGCCCCCGCCGCACGGGCCTTGACCTTGCACCCGGAGATGACCCCGGTGAGCGCAAAGGGCGCTGAAAGGATCAGGAAGTCGCCCGAGTCCAGCCCGGAGAGCGCTACGAAGCCCGATGGCGCTGGGTCAACGGCAGCGCCTGCGTCGTTGAGCAGGTCGAAGGCCATGCATCAGTCCTGCACCGAGTCGTTGCGGGCCGTGTCGAGCAACGTGGCTGCGATCAGGTCGTATGCATCGGCCTTGGCCAGCGTGGCCGCCACTGCGAGCATCGCCGCCTGGGCCGTGCCCTCAGGATCATCCGACAGGTCCGCCATGAGCTTGCCGAAGTCGGCTTCGAGCTTGGCAGCCTCCCGAAGGTGCGCCGCCAGGCCGTGCCAATCGAACGCCGCAAGTGTCTGCTGATCCATCGGTCCCCTTAGTCCGTGGCCCGGAAGAACACACCGGAGTTGGCCGTCACGTCGGAGCCGTCCGGCGTGATCGCAAAGTCGTTGAACGTGAGCGGCGTGATGTTGGCATCGGTGCCCGCCCCCGTGTCGGCGTCGTAACAGACCACCAGGTGCGTGCTCGCCCCGCCGCCCGAAGCCACTGCGCTCCAGGTCATGGCCGGAAGGCTCACGTCGTAGCGGTTGTTCGTGTCATCCGGCGCTGGCAGGTTCGCCAACTCGACATCGGTAAGCGTCTTGCGTGCCCAGTTGTTCGTGTTGCGCTCCACCACGCCCGAAATGGCCAGGAGGGCCGTGAGCGTGTCGGCGTCCTTCATCGAGTCGTCGGTGGCGGCCCCTTGCGTGATGACCACAACGATCAGTGCGCTCGCACTCGGGTCGTTGTTCTCAACCCGGTTGTAGTACTCGACAACCCGGCCCTTGGCGATGTTGGCGACAAACGATGCCACGGAGGTCTCCTCGGCTTGGTTCTAGGGCCGAGGGTAACGGGGCCGCTGGGCCAGGTGGTGCTCTTGCTCACTGGATGATCCACGGGGAGTCTCTGGTGAACTGGTCGACCATGGGCAGTGCAAAGGGCCTGATCCCGGTGCGTACCCGCCATGCGAGCGCATCCGCCACCACGCTGTCAGGAGGATGGCCCCGGCCCGACCTTGATCCCGAGCCGTAGCCGCCAAACAGGTCGATCTGCCGGGTGTACAGATGCTCCTTGTACACGAACTCGATCATCGGGCTGCGCAACTCGTCGGCCTCGATCGCAGCGACGTACTCGGCGAAGATGGCCTCCCGCTCCCGGCCGACCATCACAACGTCGTGCACAGGGTGCCGTAGCCGCACCCCGAGGTCCGTGAGCATGTCGCCGACCACGTTGCCGATCCCGGTCGCATCATGGGCGAGCGGTCCTGGGTAGCGGTCCAGCCGGTCGACCACTTTGCGCACCATGACCGGCCACGGGAGCTTGTTGGTGCGCTCCCATGCGACCCGCTGCCATGGCCGCTGGGTTGTGTCCCAGGTGCTGATGACGGTCCAGTCCTGTTCCTTGGCCCAGTCGACCCCGGTGGCGTACTTGCGGCCCGCCCTCGGCTGCCTGATGATGAGCTGCTTGTCGGGCAGGCCCGCCCAGGACCCCTCCTCGGCATCGAACATGCGGGCCAGCGCATCCCCGTCGATCGCCCGGTCGCCGATGCTGGGTTCCTGAAGGTCGTACTCCACCCGCCACATGGCCTCGGAAACCTCGGCCCGCTTCAGGTCCATCATCTCCTGGGTGAGCCACCCGTCGATCGGGTTCGAGGTCTCCCGGTAGCACCACTCCCGCACCGGCCAGCCCTTCTGCACCGCTCTGCGCAGCATCTCGGCCATCGTGGCGTCCGGGTACTGGTGGGTACTCGACATGCACGTCATCTGACGGATGCCCCGCTTCGACATCGGCTGGCCTTGCGCCGCCTCCAGGATCGGCAGGTCCATCTCGTCGATCTCGTCCAGGAGCAACCATTGGGGGTGCGGGCCACGAACGCTGCGCTGGCTGGCCATGAGCGCCCGGATCGAACCCCGGTTGATGAGCTTGGTCTCCATGACCGTGGGTTCCTGCTTCAGGAGGAACCTCGGAGCCCGGCTGCTGAACCACGCCTCGGTCATGATGTTGTGCACACTCTGGCTCTGCGCAGCACTGCCGCCGAGCAACGTGATGCCGCACCCGAAGACGGCCGCCCCCGTGATGCCCAGAAGGGCGAGGGTCTGGCTCTTGCCCCCGAAGCCCCGGCTGGCCTTCCACAAGATGACCGGGTAGCGCATGAAAAAGGCATCGGCGAACGCCTGGAACGGGGTGCAATGGTCAGGGCAGACCGGGGTCCTCGGGATGTTGACGCCCCAGAGAAGCTGCACCGCTGCGTGCAACTCGTCGTCGTCCTGCGGCAACGGAATCTGGTAGTGCTGATTCTGCTGCCAGTCGGCCCGGTCAACGGTAGGCGTAGACATGCACTTCCCCTCGGCCTCCTGCGCCGCCTGCGCCACTGTTGGTCCCGTTCGCACTGGCACCCCCGCCGCCACCGCTGCCGCCTCGTGCACCGCCTGCCCCACCGGCATAGCCGCCCCCACCGCCTCCAGCGCCCCCACAGCCGCCTCCGGTCGTACCTGCGGCCCCAGCGCCTCCTGCGCCGCCACTCCCGCCTGCGGGGCCGGTAAGAGCCGTTCCTGCGCCCCCAGCGCCCCCGTCGAGGTTCGTATCGCCCGTGGTGATGCTGCCCCCAGCGCCTCCGGCCGCCCCAGTGGTCCAGGAAAGCGCATTGCGGCCCACAATGCCGCCCAATGCGGTCGCCCCCGAAGGGCTCGCCCCAGGAATCACGTTCGGCCAGGCTGTGATGTCGCTCCCGGCCCCACCAAGGCCCCCGCCTGCGGCTTGGCCGCCTTTGCCCCCGAGACCGCCCGCCACGCTCAAGTGGGTGCCGAAACTCGTGGTGCCGCCGTTGCCCCCGTCGCTGCCGTTCGTGTCATTGGACGTGACCGCTGCGCCTGCGGTCCCGCCTGCGCCGATCGTGATGGCCACCGTGGTCCCTAAGGACCCTGCCGGTATCCGTATCCAGCCGCCTCCACCGGCCCCACCAGAACCTCCGCCTCTGCGATCGGTCCCCGCAGCGCCACGCCTGCCAGATGCGCCCCCTCCCGCAGCGCCCCATACGAACACGTCCACGTACCTCGTGCTGGGGTGCTTGATCCAGGTACCCGTCGCCGTGAACTGCTGAAGGTCCGCCTGGTCCTGCGCCACGATGGTCCAGGTCGTAGCCCCGTCAGTGCGCAGCCGCAGATAGGACCTCGGGTTCAGGAGCGGAAACGCAGTCGTGTTGCTGAAGCCCCCGATCTGGTCCCCGGCATAGGGGTCGTCAGGATCGCCGGTAAGCCCTTCTGCAACGACCTGCACATAGGTCCCGGCCACGGCATTGCAGGCCCCGTACTCGTCCACGAGCATCATCTCGAAGCCCTCGGGCAACATGCCCGCCCGAGGCAGCTTCCACGTGCGCACGGCCGTCAGGCTGGCCGCAGTGCGCACCACGCAAAAGTTGTCGCCGTAAGGCGCTTCTGGCGCTACGTGCCGGTCGTAGTCCCCAACGGACAGTGTGGCGCTCATCCCCGGAACTTGACCCCGAACTGTTCCCACGCCACCAACACGAGCGCCTCGTTGCGCTCGAAGCCCGCCGCCACCAGTGCGTTGAACTGCAACCGCAGCCACTCGGCCCGCATCGTGTAGGTCTCCACCGGCATATCGTCGAGGAGCCGCTTGATGGCCTCCGCCTCCGGCTTGCTGATGGGCTCGAAATCGTCCATGTCGTCGTCCGTCACTGGTCCCCCTCCGTCATCTCCCGTAGGTCCCGCATACGGCGCTCCCATTGGCCGATCGAGTCCCCAGGAAGGCCCCGATGGCGAGCCCGGCCTATGGCCAGGATGAAAAAGGCCGCCCGTGCCGCCACAAGCGCTGCGAGCACGATCATGCATACCCTGCCTGTGCCTGCTGTTGCTGCTGCCTGAGCACTGCCAGCCGCTGCTGCGAGTAGCGCCTCGACTTCTCGTCGGCCGCCTGCGCTGCGTGCAGCTCCCATTCGATGGTCTCGCACGTCTCGACATGGCGCACCCGCTCACGGCGATGTAGCCAAGCCCCGCAGTAGGGGCACGAGCCTCGCACCGGCACCACCAATTGGTCCATCCCGGCCATCGAAGCAGATTGGCCCGGTGCGGGGTGGCTCCTGCCTGCGAGCGGGAAGCAATCGGGTCCCCGCACCGGACGCCCTTCTATGCACGAGCCAGGTTCGACCTGCGTACATCGACGATCTCCGCCTGGCTCATCACGATGTCCCGGATGAGCTGTGCGCCCGCCTCCTTGGATTCGACCTCCATGACCTTGCGCTCATTGCCCCCCGTCCTGAGCAAGACCCATAGCTCGCCCTCCGTCCTCATGCCGACCTCCAGCAACGTGACCATGCCGAGGTTGGCCGCAGTGCCGTCGTAACAGATCAACCACTTCCACGGACGCATGTCGCTCCCTTCCTCACGGGCCTTGGTGACCGTTGCCCCGGATGAAGTCGAACACGTTGGGCACGGTGGGCTGCCGGACCCCTTGCAGAAGCTTGCTCTGGCGCACCTGGGGGATGACATCGAGCAACATACGGGCCACAAGGGTCTCGTATTCGACCTCCCATCGCTCCCGCAGTGTCATCCCGACCTCGTACTCGACATCGAGGGGTGCATCGAGCACGTTCACGAGCGCCTCGATCCTGAGGTTCACGATGCTTGCCCCGTCGATCTGAGCCCCACTCGCTTGGAGCACGGTGGCGTAGTGGCCGTTGTGGGCAATCAGGGCGGCATGGCGCTCCCGCCTGTCAGGTATGCCCACGATGGCGTCGATGTCGGGCTGGTACTGGTCGGCCATGTCCCCTCCTACAACTCCACGAACTCGGTGACGCTTGTCCCGCACTCCCGGCACGTTGTGAGCACGTCCATTCTGGCGACCCCTTCGCCCGCCACGAGCCCATGGCCCCCGGTGCTGATCCCTCTCGCTGCAAGACCTCGGTCGTACTGCCCGTTGGGGCACCCGTACGCATGGCCTGCGTGCAACCCGAACCTGCGCAGCTTCACGTTCTCGGTCCAGCCCAGTAGGTCGGCCTCGGTGTAGGTCAGGTTGACCAGGTGCAGGTCCCCCGTGAGCTTCAACGGCACCTTGCGCCTCGTGGTCCCTGGTATGCCCATCACACGCTCCCGTTCTTGTGGCCGTTCTGGTGTCCGTTCCTGTGGCCGTTGGTCGGTGGAGGTGGCATCTCGATGGTCCCGCTGCCTACCTCGATGACATCCCGGCTGCGGTCCTGGCGCTCCACCAGTGCCTTGACCTGTTCGACAAAGCTGGCCTCATCGTCCCCGCCGATCACAAGGGTCCCAGTGACTGCCTCGTCTGCGAGCTTGGTGACGTGCTCTGCGATCGCACCCGCCAGGAGGTTCTCCTGGCGCTGCATGATGTTGAGGAAGCGGTCCATGAAGGGCAACGCATCGTTGGCGAGCATCATGAGGGGGTTCCCGTCCCGGTCGGTGATCGGGTTCCCTTGGGAGTCGGTGAGTGCCTCCCGGCGTGTCGCTCTGGTCCAGAGGAGCGCCTGAAAGGTCGAGTACTGCTGCATGTGGATGGCGAGGACCATCTTGGCCGAGTCCCCGTGCAGTGCCGTCAACGCCTCGTAGACCGAAGTCTGTGCTGATCCCTCACTGGCGTACCCGAGCATCTCGGCGATCTGCCGGTACGTGAGTCCCGCCTTGCGTAGCTCCACGGCCTCACGTTGCCGTTGGCGATGGTTGATCGTGGCGGTCGTACTGCGCTTGGCCATTTCCCGGCCTCCTAGTGGTCCCGGCTTCGCAGCCATGTCCCACCCGAGCGTAGCCTTGGCCGGTTGGTCGAGCGGGGTCTCTAGGCCGGGAGTCCCCGCTCCCAACACATTGGTTGGCCAATATGAAACGCCCCCCGCACCAGCGGATGGGGTCGCTGATCACGAGGGGCGTTTCTTGCTCTCTTGGAGATGAGCACCGGAAGGGTAAGGGCCTCTACTCCGCCACGTCCGGTGTGCTGATACTAGGACTATTGGTACTGGTTGGCAAGTCGGGAGGTTGGTTGGCCTGTTGGGCCCGCTCCCACTCGTGGAGTGCACCACGTAGGGCCAGTGTCTCCCGCTGATAGTCCCGCCGTGCTGCCATCGCCCGGTCCCATGCCTCGATCACGTAGTCGGGGATCACAATGTCACCCCCGCCACGTACCACAACGCCAGGAACACGATGGCACCCGCCAGCCACTGGATGATCCGCTTACCACGCATCGTGGGCACCTACCTGTGTGTTGTCAAAGTGGACGGCCATCCCGACCTTGGTGAACACCTGTTGAGTGCACCCGATCCGGGCAAGACATCTACCAAAGATGCCATAGGCCAGGTACCTGTACCCGCCGTAGGGACGCTGCCAGTGGTAGTAGCCCCGCACGGTTGGTTGGTGTCTCCCGTCGAAGGTCCAGCCGAGTGCTGCACCGATGGCGGTGACATCCGGCCGTTCACTGGTCGACTGGTGGTACACCCGTGATCCCGTGCACCAGTGCATGGTGACGCTGTGGGACCACATCGTGCCCAGTAGTGCCCGGCCCTTGACTCGCTGTGTCCACACCCAACACGGCGTACCTGTGGCTGTGGTTGCTTGCATGACTGGACGTGTGCTGATGACCTCGATGGCCACGAGTGCCCCGCCGTCGTCGGCCGCATGGGCCTGCGTAGGCACTGCGTTGAAGCCCCCGAGCGCCAGTAGCGCCACGAGGATGACTCTGCGCATCCTGCTCTCCTTCCTGTCCTGTTGCCACCTACATCGGCAGCTTGGACAGAAACTTGAGCTGATTCGCTACTTCTTCTTGGCCTTCTGTGCCCCGACCTTGGCGGCCTTGGCTGCCTGCTGCGCCGCTGCCTTGGCTGCGATCCCGGCGTTGGCCAGTGCGGTCTTCTTGGTGGCCTTGAACGCCTTGGCGGGCTTGGCGATGTTGGTGATCGCTCCCGCTGGCTTCGGTCCCCCGGTCGACTTGAGCGCCACCCCGGCCTTCTTGGCCGGTGCTGCCGTGCTGCCTGTCTTGTTACGTGCCGGTGCGTACTTGCCCGGCTGTGCGTTCCTCGGGTTCCTCGACGCTGGCCTCGGTGGCGTGAAGGGCGGCTTCTTGTTGCCGCCCGCCCCCATCGCAGCGGAGATGGCCCGTCGTTTCTGTCCAGCAGGCTTCATGGCACCAGTCTCCCACCTCGATGGGGCTACTTGGTGATCTTCCACTCCCGCTTCAGGTGGCTCCACCGTGTCGTGCGGTTCTCGACGTACACGGTCTCGATCCCGAGCTTGGCGTCCACCACGATGCGGTCGTAGGTCTCCGGCGTGCCGTACACGAGCAACGTGCCGATGTCGTGCTGCCTCGCTACGTGCTTGAGCCACCGATGGTGTCGAGCCCGAGCTGCCCTCTCCCTGGCCTCGCCGCTGTGCGTCTGCACCTGCGTGGCGCACACGGGAATCTCTTTCGGCCATCCCGACAGCGCCCACTCGGCGTGTGCCGTGTCCGTGAACCACGGCAGGTTGGGGATCACGCTGATCCCCGCCTCCTGAGCGAACCTCGCCAGCCACCTCGTGCGGTACATGTTCCACAGCCACACGGCCTGCGGATGCCCGTCGTAGGGACTGAAGTCGTGCTCCACCATGGCCATGATCCCGGCGTCCACCAACCGCATCACGTACCTGGCCGGGTCCTGCCACCAGCTCTCGAACCGCTCATCGTTGATGTAGAAGCACAGCGCCGTACGGTCCCACGGCATCTCCCGTGTCGAGTCGGTGCTGTAGACGTACATGTAGCTGCCGTTGTGTTGCTCGCTGCCCGATGGTCCGACCCACGTGGTGATCGGTCTCGGCAGGTCGTCGAGCAACAGGTCGCTGCGCAGCTCGGGCATGTTCCACTGCCCGGCACCTGGCATGAAGTGCACGTCGGCGTTGAGCATGACCACTCGGTGCTGATCGTCCTCGAAGACCTGTTGGGCATCGTGCTCATCCGCCAGCACGTCCTCGTCGGCGTTGAGCACCCTCGCCGTGGTGATGTCCTCCTCGGGTCCCGCCTGCCTCGTGATGTCGTCGGCCTGGTGGGCCAGCATCGTGCTGATCGCTCGCTCACGTTCGGTGGCCTCGTCGAGGAGCGCCTGCGCCTCCCGGTCGGTGTACCCGGTGCCTGCGTAGTCACCGTCGAATGAGACGATGAGCTGGGTCAGTGCCTCGGGGTCGTAGCCACCGTGGTCGGTTGCCTTGTTGTCGACCGCCAGTATCTCCTTGGCCTGCCTGTCGTCCACGTCGATCAGGTCGACCACTGCCTCGGTCCAGCCGAGGTAGCGCATCGCTTCGAGCGTGCCATTGCCCGCCAGCACGTGCTTGGTGCGCTTCTGCACCACGAGTGGCCGGTACTGGCCATGGCGCTCCAGGCTCTCCACGAGGAGCCCGATGTCGTGGGTCCGTGCGTTGTCAGGATGGAAGTGCAGCGTGCTGATCCTGAGCGTCTTGCGGTCCATCACGATGTCAGCGGCGTCACCTTGAACCACCCCTTTGCCCGCCGCTCGGTTGCGGTCAGACCGGCGAGTATCCCGTGGGCCAGCCTTGAGTCTTTCGCCCATTGCTCACACTCCTCGAAGACAGCGCAGCTTGCGCACACGGCCTTGGCCTTGGCGATGCGCTCCCGCCGCCCCGGTTCGAGCTTGGGGAAGTCATCCCACTCCTGAGGTGAAAAGAACAGGTGCCCGAGGCCCTTGCACTCGGCGTCATCCTGCCATGCGAGCGCTTCGGGCGAGAATGGCTGCCCCGTAGAGGGCAAGGCAGGCAGCGTCGGTGAGGTCTTGGCTTCGCCCACAAGCATCTGCAAGTCGGGGGTGTTTGGACCTGAGCCAAGAGGCGACGGTTGGCTTGTCGACATTGCCACGGCCGATGGTCTCCTTTTTCCACGTGGCAGGGGCCACCAGGAGCATCTCGTACCCGCCCATCCCGACGGCGGCCTGCACGGCCCCGTTGCAGAAGCTCTGGAGGATGGTCGACCGAGGTGAAACTCCCATGGCTGGGGCCTCAATGGCGACAAGGCGCACTCGCTGAGGATCGGGCAACTTCTCGGTGGTGGCCACGGCTGCACGTAGCGCTTGGACCGGACCTTGCGGTCCACGGTCGAGGGGCACGTGCCAGGTGGCGACGGCTTCGAGGGAGCCCGTGTCAATGGCCACAGCGGCATAGAGGCGTGACGACACATCGACACCGACGGTCACCTCGTGACTCTGACGCCTGACCATTGGCGGTTCACGGTACACGGACAGGACAGCCAACAGGGTGACCCCGCACAAAGAGAAACCCCGGAGGGCGGCTCCGGGGTCTCTCGGGAGGTTGTTGCTGCCAGCGGCTAGTGGGTCCGGCCGTGGGGGGGCCGTGTGGGAAGCCGCTGTGGTGATCGTACTCGCTAGCCACCCCAATGCGAAGCACCACGGCCGTGGTCCCACAACCACAACGCCACCGCATCCTGGATGTACTCGGGTGCCATCCCCGCCGTGGTGTCCGCCCAACGTGGGTGCCCGGCTCCTCGTGCTGCCACACGCCAGGTACGGGTCTCGAACTGGTACTTGCCCTCGGCAGTGCCGTGAGGGTTGCGCACGTCGATGAGCCACGCCTCCCGGTTGCAGATGTACACCGGCAGTGCGCATGGTCTGCGTGGCTTGATCCCGCCACGCACACACACGTAGCCCGAGGGGCATCCCGTCGGTGGGTTGTCCACGTGGCCACCGAGCCAGTTGATCAAGCGTTGGCACTGCTGATCGCACTGAATCTCGGGTGCCGGTGGAGGTGCGTGCGAAGGACGGGCCGAGAGCTGGGTCGACACGAGCACGGCTTCCACCGCCCGGTCTTCGGCCCGTGGTGATCCACTGGTCACGAGCGACCACGCTCCCATACCGAGGGCGAGTGTCGCCACAAGGGCTGCGTATTGGTGTCTCCGGGCAGTACGAAACTCCCGGCGTTCACGTCGATTCATGGAGAGGCCCTTTCTGATAGCCACGTCCATCGTGGCTGGCCAATAGGCTACTTGGCTACGATGCGATCGCAAGTCATGCAGTACCACCGGGTGTGATCCCAGCGCACCAGCTCTTGCTGATCGCAGAGCGGACACGTGCTCAAGGCCACCGTGCCCACGTGGCAATCCTGGCGCTTGTGCTGCCCTCGGCAGATGTTGCAGTAGGCCGTCCTGTGCTGCTTGTCAGAACGCCATCCCGATGTCACCGCCGCCCAGCTAGATCGAACTCAAGCTGGATGGCGCTGATGCGCCGACTGCCCAGCTCGGTTGCCGCCTTGGCCAACTCGGTGAACGTCCGTAGCTCGCCCGTACGAAACTTGTAGTGCGCACTCGTCTTGGTGATCACTGCGCCCGTCGCCTCCAACCGCTGAATGATGCCGGTGATCTCAAGCGCCCTTGTGTAGTAGGCGCTCGCCACTTCCATCAGTGTGGCAGTTCCGACATCGGTAGGTGGTGGGGTCCGGCCCATGAGCACGTCGGTCATCTCGTCAAGCTCGGCACGCAACTCGGTCAGGTCCGGTGCGCCCTCACCGACCTTGAAAAACCTCGTGCCGACTCTCGCCTGCGTGGCGTAGCGCCGAGCGATGTCGTCGTCAGCGCCGTCGAATGCGGCTGACTCGCTCGGTGGCACCGGCTTGGTCATAGCTCTCGTAGCCGAGGCAGATGCCCGAGTAGGCGCACCTGCGGAAGGTCGGGGAGGCACCTTGCTCACACTCCTTGAGGATCGGCGGTAGCTCCCGCCTGATTCGGTAGCCGTCGAGGGTCTCCAGGTCTTCGAGCGCCTCTGCGATCGGGGCCTCGTCCCGCTCAACGACAAACTCTCGGTACTCCTGCGAGCCCTTCTCGTCGTAGACGATGCTGAACCGCTCCAGCGTGGGCATCGCTGCGAAATAGACCGCCACTTGGCGTTGGTGTGGCGGCAGTGGCCCCTCATCGACCCAGGAGAGGCTCCTGATGCCCTTCAGCTCGAAGCCGAAGGCCATCGGGTCATTCACCCCGTCGAGGGTGCCACGGGCCACCAGAAGGCCGTCAGAGGGCCTGTGCAGCTTGGTCGGCACCTCGATCCTGGTGAGGAACCCGGACTCCAGGCCCGCCGCCTGCCACGCCAGGTGACGCCACTGGCCGTCGATGAAGATGCGGGTCAGCGTGGTGTCGACCAACGGCTTGGCGGGTGCGCCGAGCACACCGAACACCTGCGCTCGGTGACACGTGGTCTGAGCGCTGGCGCTGAAGCTGCCCGAGCGCACCCTCGGTGGCTTCATCATCTCGATGTTGAGGCGGTCGACCGTCTCCTGGCTGAACACGGGGTTGCCGTTCGAGCGCAGCAACCACTCCTCGTACACCGGGGTCACGAGCCCCGGCCTACGGAGCTTGCGCACCAGTCCGGTCAGGCTCACCCCCACATCTCCGGGAACCACCAACTGCGATCGACGTGGGTGAGACGCCGCCCACCGAGAGCGTCCAGCACCTCGTCAAGGTGCGCACGCATCCAGTCGGCGAGGTGATCGTCGTGGTGTTCGGGTTCGCACTCCAGGTCGTGCTGCGCACGGTCGAGCAAGTCGGCGAGCGGGTCGTCACTCATCGGGGGCTCCTTTCGACCGGAAACGACCACGCCATCTCAGGAATAACGGTCAGCCCGAACACCAAGCTGAACGTCTTCTCCATTTCGGGGTTCACCTCACGGACGTGCTGCATCGCATTCTCTAGCGTGTCGGCGACGACGAGCGCCTCGTGTTCCTCTGTGCCAGCGGTCCAGCGGACCACCCAAGTCTTGCGTTGGCCGTCACTCATCTCCCGCCCCCTCCATCGGGAACGCCCAGGTGCGCCCGGAGTTGAGCGAACGTCGGCACCAGTCGTAGCCGCAGTCACCCGGCGCTCGCTCGCTGTCCCAACTCGACGTGCAGTCGTGGAACCAGCCATAGGGTTCGCCACCGAGCGCTGCCAGCACCTCGTCACGGCGCTCCCGCAGATGGTCGGCGATGATCTTGGCCACCACGGATGCGTCGTTGTCACTCATCGTCGTCCTCCCTCTCCACGAGCCCGATCGAAAGCAGCTCGGCCCACACTGCCCCGGCGATTATCTCCCGTTCAGGCCCGAGGTGCTTGTACACGGCGTCCAGCGGGTAGGTGCCCCGACTCGTAGACCCGACGGGTCTCGGCATCCTTGATGGAACTTCGCAGCCTCCCGGTCCAGGAGCGCCCCAGCCGCCCGCACGTCCTTGCCGAGACGGCCGATTGGATCGAATGGTGTTGTGGTCATGTCATGCCCTCCCTTTTTTCCCACGGCCCGGCAGCACTTCGCCTTCGAGTCTCAGCCCGAGGCTGTCAAAGAACACGATCAGCCGAGCCCGCTTGTTGGTCCTGGAGGCAGCCAACCACAACTGTTGGATGTCTATTCCCTTCAGCACCACCGTCGAGTTGACCGTCTTGATCTGGATGATCTCCTCGTCGGTGCTGCCGTCCTCCTTGATCTGACCGCTGCCCGAGCCGGGGTGCTGCCTCGCCCCGTGCAGCTTCAGGATGATGGCTTCCTCTTGGAGCCCGACTTCTTGGCGGGTAGGGGTGCGCCACGGCAACTCGATTGCCATACCTGGTCGATCGCCTTCGTCTTCAGCTTCGGGTCCGACCGGATCGTCGCCTCCAGGCCCTTGCGGCCTCTGCCGCTTGCCACGCTTGGCCATTCCCAGGTTCCTCTCCCGGCATCGAGCACCACACCGTTGACGAGTGCCCACCCCACGGCGTACCCCACCTCATCGACCTCGGCGTGCTCCAGGTCGAAGGTGAAGTGTTGCTCGGTGTGCGGTGCGGTGAGCTTGGACTTCTCCAGCGTGGCCTTGATGTTCTGGCCCACCACCGACTTGACCGCTTGGCGCTTGTAGCCGTCACTCGTGCGCACCGTGGTCGGGTCGGCGTCGCTGTAGAGCTTGCCGGTCTTGCGCAAGCTGATCCGGTGGCTGGCGTAGAAGGGGAGGGCCTTGCCTCCCGGCACGGCCTCGGGTGAGCCGAAGGTGATCCCGACGTTGGTGCGCACCTGGTTGATGAACAGCAACGCCGTGGCGTGGTTCGCCGTGTTGAGCTTGCGCAGGCTGCGTGACATGAACTCGGCGAGTCGGGCCGGTTGCACCGTGTCGCTCGCCATCTTCCCGTGCTCGGTCTTGGGCAGTGTCGCCGCCACGCTGTCCCACACGATCAGGTCGACCTCGTAGGACCGCAGGAACGTCTCGGTGACATCGACCGCTGCCTCGCCGTGCTCCGGGTGCCACACGATCAGGTCGTCGGTGTTCACGCCCAGCGTCCTCGCCCACTCGGCATCGAAGGCGTGCTCGGTGTCCACGAGCACAGCGATGCCACCGGCCCGCTGGGTCTCGGCTGCGCAGCGCAGAGCGATGTAGGACTTGAGGGAGCTGAAGTTGCCGTACATCTCGGTGATGCGCCCCTTGGGGATGCCCCCACCGAGCAACACGTCGATCGGCAGCACCCCGGTCGGCAGAAGCACCGGCTGGAACTCGGGGTCGCTGGCCAGCTTCACGGCGTCGGTCTTGAGCGTGCTGTTGACCATCGCCGCCAGCTCTCTGGCACGGGTCACCGTGTCGGCCTCCGCAGTCGATGGCGCAGCCCGGTCAGGACGACCACGCCGACCATCAGGACAGTGAACCCGACCCATGCCGTGCCAAGGTCCGATCCCGTGTCAGGGTGCCGGGGAGGGTCGGTCGGGTCAGGAAGCGTCGTGCTGGGCGGGTCGGGGTCGCCGTACACAACCGGTGTCGATGCCATGTGTCACGCTCTCTTTCGTTTGGTGATCTTGGTGCCCGGCACCTGGCGGATGACGAGCTGATCGGGTTCAGGTTCGGGTTCAGGTTCGGGCTCGGGTGGCTGTAGCGGTCCAGGAGAGGCCGGGCCTCCCGACCACCCAGGACACGTCTGAAGGACCCAGTTCGTGATGGGGATGACGAGGCAGTCCTTGTGGTGCGGGTCGTACATCGCCCCCAGCGCATGACGCACGAGCGTCTCGCACTGATCGGCGATCATCGCATTGGACTGAGGGCGAAACGAGGCGCTCCTGTTCTGCCCGTTCGTGCTGCACCAACTCGCAGTGATCTGAGGATGCAGACCACCGAGGAAGGACACTGAAACGGTGCCCACGCTGCCATCGGTGAGGTGGCCGCAATGGAACACGGCATGTTGCTGAATCGGCCCCGTTGTCGTGGACACGAAGCCACCGGCTCCTCCGGTCATCACGAAGCCACCGGCTGATCCTCCGGTCCCGCCCGAGCTGAATGCTCTAGCGCTGCCGCCGCCTCCATGCCCAACCGTCATCACCGTCACAGTTGATCCGCCGCCGCTTCCTCCCCAGGTGGTGGTGGGGTCGACGTGCTGATCGTTGCCGGTCAGGTCGAGAACCCGCACGCCCGGAGGCAAGTCCTTGGCTTCCTCGTCCTCGTCCCGCTGCTTACGCCATCTCATCGTGCTGTTGCTTTCTGGCCTCGATGAAGTCCATCAGGATGGCGTTCACCCGGTCGGTGTTGTCGGCGGTCATCCGAGCCATGCGGGCCGTGGTGCGGAACTGCTTCAACTCGTGCAGCGCCTCACCGCTCCACTCCACCTCGTCGCCGAGGTCCTGGAGGAATGCATCGAGCACGTTCTCGACACCATTGCAGAAGGTCCGCAACAGCTCAAGGTGATCCGACATGCTGCCCAGCAAGTCGATCACAGCGGTCTGCTGGGTGCTCAGAGTCCCGTAGAACTCCTCCCATGCCTCCATGAACTCCTCCCACGTCGGCGTTTCCATAGCCCCTCCCTTCCTAGTGCAGCGATCCCAGTGCACCACCGCTGCGCAGCTTCTCGATCCTCGATGCGTTCACGATGCGCTTGGCCGTCCTGGATTGTAGGTCAGCCAGGTCGGTGTAGGGAGCGTGCTGCGCCACCTCCTCGGCCACCGCTCGGCCGATGCCGTCGATCGTGGTCAGGCCCTTGCGGATGGCCCGCCGCTGCCGGTCGATGGTCCACACCGGCCCCGACACGTTCACGTCGGCCTTGAGCAACCTGATGCCCGCCGCCCGTGCCGCCCGCATGTAGGCCACCTCCTTCTTGCTCCCCGCCGTGGTCGCCAACGCTGCCGTCCAGAACTCCAGCGGATGGTGAAAGCGGAACCAGGCCATCCGGTAGGCAAGCAACCCGTAGGCCGTGGCGTGGGCTCGGTTGAAGCCGTAGGCAGCGAACCCCTCGACACTGGCCCAGCCCAGCTCCCTCGACTCGGCGCTCATGCCGTAGGGCTGGCAGAGCTGATCGAACTCGGCCCGTGCCTGGCGGAACATGCACTCACTGGTTGCGTTGCGGCCATGCTTGGAGTGCTTGACCTTGACGGCCTTGAGGATGCTGTTCAGCGTCTCGATGTCCATGCCCATGTCGGACATCGTGCTGATGACTTGCTCCTGGAACACCGCCACCCCGTAGGTGCGGCGCATGTGCTTCTTGAACACCTCGTTGGGGTACACCACCGGCACCTTGCGGCCTCGCCGGGCCAGGAACAGGTCCTTGTACCCGGAGTCGATCGTCGCCGTCCGGTACAGCGCCATCACCAGGATGATGTCGTGGATGCTCTTGACCGCCAGCTCCTTGGCCCCGTTCCTCGCCGTGAAGCCTTCGAGCTGAAACACCCCCGTCGTGTCACCCGACCGCAGGCTCTTGAACACGTCCGGGTCATCGAGCGGAATCCAGTCGAGGTCGACGGCCTCGGTCTCAGGGACCCCCGGCGACCCCTTCGTCAGTTCGAGCACGAGCTTGAGGGTGCTCAGGCTGCGCAGGCCGAGCAAGTCGACCTTGATGATCCCGGCGTCCTCCAGGTCGTCCATCGGTATCTGCGTCACGGTGCTGCCGCTGCTTGGGATGAGCATGGTCGGCACGTAATCCCGGTGCCGCAGTGTCGGTGCCCCGATCACGAACCCGGCAGCGTGCGCCCCGGCGCTCTTGCGCACCCGCATGGCGCTCAGCTTTTCGAGCAAGCGGGCCACGTCCGGGTCGACCTGGCGCAGCTTGTGGATGTCGGTGGCCTTGCCGTAGTGCGACACGAAGTTCGGGTCGTTGCGCCTCGCCCAGCCGAGGAACTGCTGCAACACGCTGCCCTTGCCGTCGTCGTCGATCCCCAGCGTGGTGAACGTGCCGATCTGGTCGACCTCGTGGCGGTTGCTCAGCCAGGCCACGACATCGGCCCGACGCTCTTGCTCGATGTCCAGGTCGATGTCCGGTGGCTTCGAGCGGTCTCGGGTCAGGAAGCGCTCGAACAACAGCCCCCAGCGCAGCGGGTCCGCCTGGGTGATCCCCAGGCACCAGCACACCAGACTGCCGTTGGCGCTACCTCGGGCCATCACCAGGATGTTCTGCGCCCTCGCCCAGGTGACCATCTCGCCCACCAACAGGAAGTAGCTGGCGAACCCGGTGTCCTCGATGACGCTCAGCTCGCTCCTGAGCCGCTCCAGGTACCCGTCGGTGTCCCAGTGCCCCGAGGCCCGTAAGCCCGCCTCAGCGGCCTCTGTGAGGCTCTGGTGGGGCGTCTCGACCACCGCTGGCATGTGGAACTGGTAGCGGTCCAGGAACGGCAGGTCGAGTTGCCAGCACTCCAGCACGAGCCGGTTGCCCTCCAGGCTCCGCTCGAACACGTCCTCGTCGTAGTGCTGCGCCACCCAGGCCGTGTCGGCGAGGTGATAGCTGTCCCCCGGAAACCCCACGTCACCGGGGTCCGCCCCGTGGATCGCCAGCAGCTTCATCATGTCGTGGAGCGGCTTGTGTTGCTGATCGCAGTAGTGGGCGTCCTGGGTGATGACGAACGGCCAGCCGTGCAGCTCGGCCAGGTGCACCAGCGCCTCGTTGACGAGCTGATCGGTCCAGCCGTCGCCGTGGTCGGTGCCGTGGTGCTGAAGCTCCACCAGGAAGGTGTCGCCGAACCAGCTGGCGAGCATCGTCAGCGCCTGTTCGCAGGCCCGCTCACCGAGCGTGACGAGCTGTTGGATCGGGTAGCCGAAGTAGCAGCCCGAGGTGCACACGAGGTGATCGGTCAGCCCGGCCTCGTGCAGCTCCGCCAGGTCGCCGAAGTCCAGCCTCGGCTTGCGGTGGAAGCGGTCCCTCTTGTGGGCCAGGCTCGACAAGCGGACCAGTGTGCGGTAGCCGGTCTCGTCGAGGGCGAGGAGACCGAGGTGATACCGGCCGGTCTTGTTCTGCAAGTCGGGGACGACGTAGAACTCCTGGCCGGGGATCGGCATGATCCCGGCCTTGAGGCAGGCTCGGTAGAGCTGAAACGTGCCCGACAACACGCCGTGGTCGGTGAGCGCCAGCGCCGGTTGACCGTTCTTGGCCACCCGCTGGACCATCTCGTGGACCTTCGGCATCCCGTCGAGGACGCTGTATTCGCTATGGGCGTGGAGGTGGAACCACTCCCCGGCCTTCAAGCCAGTGCTGCGTCCAGTCATCGGTGCTGTTCTCCAAGAGTGCGTCCGCCAGCTCCGGTCGGAGCGGGAACGGTGCGAGCCAGTCGTAGGTCATCGTCTCCCGGCGCTCGGCGTCACGCAACTGCGCCGCCTCCATCCAGCGCCACAAGCCCTTGCGCCCGACGGCGTGCAGCGCCGACTTCGACAAGTGCTGAGGGCAGCGCACGATGATCTCGGCGTTGCGCCAGTTGATGACGGTCGGAGCCACGAGCCAGTCGTCAGCGTCCGGTTGTCCACCGGGGTAGGCGGGGTCGGACCCCACGATGGCGTAGAGGATGCGTGGGCAGCCCGAGATGCCGCAGATGTAAGCCGGTACCTCACCCCAGTCCTTCACGAGAATCCCCGGCCCCGGTGGGGAGACAAGCACCTTCTTGTCCACCCCACCTCGGCCAAGGAACTTCATCTCACTCGACGCCGAGGAGCGCCGTCACCAGTGCAGGCTTGCTGGCTCCCGCCACGCTGACACCGTTCTGCTTGGCCAGCACCCGCAACTCGTTGATGGGCATAGCCTTCAGCTCGGCCTCGGTGTAGAACTCGCTCACCGCCTCGCCATCGGCGTCAGCCTTCGGCGGGAAGCCCTCGATGGCCTGAGCCAGCTCTGCCCACGTCCTGTAGCGGTCGGGGTCGATCCCCGCCGCCTCAGCCCGCTCGGTCAGGTAGTCCATGCTGGCCTCGTCGCCACCGTCACCGGCAGCGCCGTGCATCGTCAAGCTGATCTCGGCGTCGACATCGGACGGGGGCGCAGGTTCGTCGTCCTCGTCATCGTCGGCGTAGTCGTCGTCATCGTCGTCGCCGGGGTCGTCAGCCGGAAGCTCGAAGTCGGCCTCGACTTGCGCCGTTGCCTTCCTGACGCCAGCCGCCCGGCGAGCGCTCGGTGTCGTCACCGGACCAGGCTCCCGGTCCTCGGTCGCCGCCTCGACCAGCACGGCCAGCAAGTCGGGTACCTCGTACTTGGCGAGGTTGCGCTGCATCGGCTTGAGCCCTTGAACCTCGTACTCGGTCTGAATGCCCTCGCCGAACCGGCTCAACTCGTAGTCCCGGTCGCAGACGGTGCCGAACCGCTCGAAGCGAGCGTCCAGCCGCTTGACGGCCGAGACGGGGAGGCGCAGGCAGATCACCCGGTCCTCCTCGATGTCGAGAGCCGCCGCCAGGAACCGGTTGCTCGTGCGCAGCTCCTTCGGTGCCACCTCGCCTTCGAGGAGCGGCCTCGGGAATGTGTTCGGCCCGCTGATCTCCTTGTAGGACACCCAGTCGTCCAACTCGGTCAGGAACCGGACGGTGATCCCTTCCTTGGGGATCGACCGGATGAAGTTGCCCGAGCTACGGGCCAACAGCCTCTGGAGTGCGGCTCGGGAGCCGACACGTCCACCTTGGATCGTCGGTGTGGTCATGGTGATCCTTCCCCTTCCTTCGTGTTCACTCGCTCGACCAGTCGGCGACCAGTGCCTCCAGGCCAGCGTCCACGAGACCGCACAGTCTCGCCGTGGCCTGGTCGCCGGTCTCACCTTGTCGGACGCTGATCTTCGCCCCGTACCGAACCCACTTGCCGGGTAGCTCGACGCTCACCGAGTACTCGATCTCGTCGCCCACCTGGAACTGCGGCTTGGGCTGCCTACTCGGCATCGACCGGCTCCTTCCTTCGCAGCGAGGCCAAGGGCACGAGCTTGAGGTGTTCAGCCCAGCTCCCCCACGGTCCCCGTTCGTAGTCCCAAGGCGTGAGCACGTAGGCCGACTGTCCGCTGACCGTCAGCGCCACGAACCGCATCGCCTTCCGGCCCTTGTTGATGTAGACCTCATCGCCCCGCTGAAGACCCACCGCCTCTCTGAGTTGCATCGTCACTCGCTCCGCTTCCGCCATTGCTTCAGCGCCCTCACGTCGGCGAGCGTGTAGAAGTACACGACGACATCGCCCCGTGTGACTGCGAAGGTCGGTTGGGGTGCGGCGTCGTTGCGCCGCCAGTTTTTCATCGTGTTCCGGCACACGCCGACGAGCTGCGCTGCCTCCAGCGTGGTGAACACCTTGCCTCGGGTCGGCACGCTCTTGCGCATGGTCTCGGTGAAGCTGCCACCAGCGGGGAGCTTCACTGCCACCTTGGCCTCCACGTGCTCGGCTGTCTCGAACGCCTTCGTCGCCTGCACCGTCTTGGCGAGCTGCTTCAGCTCCTTGGTCGCCTTCATGGTCCCTTCCTCTCTGAGGCCCCGCTGATCGTCGCCTTGACGTACGGGGCCTTGCTGATCTCATCGGAGCACGCCGCTACGACGGTCGGTGCTACCTCGCCCATCGCCAGCGCCGCCTCCAGCTTGGCCGGATCGAATTGGAGCGAACACAGCTTGGCGTAGGCCGGTCCACCGATCGCCTTTTTCAGCTTGGCCGGGTCCACCTTGACGGTCGACCCCCGCACGATCGTGGCCCGCACCGTCATGCCGTCGACATCCAGCTCCAGCGTCTTGCGCTCGGGCTCGGCATCCCACTGCGCCAGCATGACCGACTTGGCCGGGGCTTCGAGGTCCTTGGCCTTGTCGAGTGCCCACTTCGTATGCAGCCAGGCCCTCGTCTTCTCAACGAGGGCCTCACTGTCGTTGTTCGCTCGCCTAGGAGGCATCTCGGGCCTCCCGTTCGGCCTCGGCCATGGCAGCCATCCGACGCCTGACATCAGCGTGCCAAGCCTCGACCAGTCTCGGCCACCACAGCCAGAGCAACGTGAGCCAACACACGACGGTGCCGATGATCGGCACCGTCACGGTCAGCCCAGTGTGTCCGTCCATCCGGTCCCCTTCCTATTTGCCCTTGCCACGGATTTCGCTGCGCAGTGCCTTCGACACCAGGTCGGGCAGGTCGCTGACCCGATCCAGGTCCAGCGCCCACGTGCAGTTGTGGGTGCCAAAGAAGTGCACTGCCTTGTCCAAGCCTACCAGGAGCACAACCACTCCGGCGTGCCGCAGCATTCCGATCAGAGCCTCGGACTCCCCGGCACCGTCCCAGCACCCGTCGGTCAGGATCACGACGAGCTTGATCCCGGCGTCGGACTTGGCCAACACCTGGTGCGTCTGCCGCAGTGCCAGGAGCGGGTTCGTCCCGCCACCCGGAGACGGCAGCTTCGCCATCCGGGGGTCAGCCCGCTCGGTGCGCTTGAACACCGAGCTGAAGACCCCGTGCTGGAACTGGAGCACGGTGCACGGTGCACCGACCAGATCGTGAGCACGCTTGATGGCCCACAGCGCCTCGCCAGTCGGCTTGCACGCTCGGTACATGGAGCTGCTGTAGTCGGCCAGCACGACGGTCTCGATCGACGTGGCGTCGTCGGCACCGTCATTCCAGCGGTCCCACAGGTCCCGGCCCGAACCTTCCTGAGCGACGTAGCGGCGGACGTTGAGCTTGCCGCTTGAGGTGCGGCGCTTCCAGCCGGACTCGACCTGGCGACGTTCGTGCTCGATGACCCGGCGAATCCGGTTCGCCACTGCCACCAAGTGCGAGCCCACCGGCTGATCCTGGCGCTTGGCGTAGCCGACATCACCTCGGCCGACGCCACGCTCCTTGATGGCCTTGACCGCCTGACGCATCTCGCTGATCTCGTCGGCCTTGGCCTCGACCGCCTCGGCAACGTTGTTCTCGACCGCTGCCTTCAGGTCGTCCAGCGTGGGCGGGTCGGCACCGTCACCGTCACCGGCACCAGCACCGGCATCACCGTCCTTGGCCTCGCCATCGGCGGTCTCCCCGCCAGCACCCTCGCCCTCACCGTCGCCCTCGTCCTCCTGACGATCCTGGGCCAGCGCCTTGCCGACGCCCTTGGCTGCTTCGTCCTGTTCCTTTTCGGGAACCTGGTTCCCGGCCGGGCCGGTCAGGTCGTTGTGACCCCCGGCGTCCATCGGGTCGTCAACCTCGCCGATCAACTCGGCGTAGGTCGTGACCAGAGCCAGCGCCCGATCAACGTCCCGAGGAAGCACCAAGGTGACGTACTCGTCGCTGATGGCCTTGACCGCATCGGTCCACGGCCCGAACGCCTTGCCCGAGAGCCCGCCGTGGCGTGCTGCCCGCTCAACCAGGTCACGAACCTCGTGGCTGGCGGTGAGGCGGGAGCTGACCAGCGGCCAGGCCCGGCGCAACTGTCCCGAGCCAAGGTCGGGGTCGAGGCGACCGATGATGCCCCGCTCGATGAGGACACGCAGGCCGTGCAGCATCGTGGGCCAGCGCTGGATGAGCAAGTTCTCGATGCGCTGATCTTCGAGCATGTTGAAGGCGGTGCGGTGGCTCGGGTTCGCCGCCAGCGCCTCACGGAGCTTCTTGGCCTTGGCGGACTGGCCGGTCGGCGTGAAGACGCAGTGACCGATCTCGTGGTCGACCAGCGCCTTGAGCACCAGAGTCGCCGCCGCACGGTCCTCCGGGTTGAACACCGCCTCGATGGCATCGTTGTCGATGTAGATGCCGATGCCGTTGGTCGCAGCCGGGGCTCCGCTCAGGTCGGCAGGCACCACCTCAATCGCCTTGGCGTAGCGCTTGTTCGACACGAGCAAGCGGGCCAGCACCGTCAAGTGCTGCGCCCAGGCACGGAACACTTGCTCCCGCTCGAACTTCGCCGCCTCGGCGAGCGCCAGAGCGGCGTCACCCTTCTCAATCGGGTGGGGCATGAGCTGCATGTCGGAAACCTCCCTTCCACAATGTACAACACCCCACCGAGGGTGTCTATTCCCTCGGCGGGGCGTCGGGGCTAGATGGTGGCGACCACCTCAAGACCGAACTCGGTCAGGATGCGGGTCTGTTCCTTGTTCAGGTACTCCCGGACCTTCGGGCGCTCATCGGCGTGGAACTGGTTCACGAAGTTGGTCACTGCGAACTTGTAACCGAAGTCGATGACGTTCTCCACGAACCGCTGGAGCTTGCGGGTGCTGACTGGGGTGATCAGGTCGCCCTCCCGGTAGGCCATGCGCAGCTTGTCAGCCACGTCCAGCAGAGCGTGCGCCGTGCGCCACTCGGCCTCGGCACCCTCGACCGCCACGAAGTCGAACCCGACGAGGCTCTCCTCGACCGAGCGGAGGTAGGGCCAGTCGACCGTGATCCCGCCGAGGCGGTCCTTGGTCGCCTCGTTGAGGGGCTGCGTCCCGGCGTAGTCCTCGTTCCAGGAGGCCGAGATGAGCGTCTCGGGGTGGCGGGGGATGATCTTGGTGCCACCGGCCACACCGTTGAGGATCAGGACCCCGTGGTCATCGAGGAGGCCGTGGAAGACGGCCATCATCTTGGGCGGGGCGAAGTTCACCTCGTCGAAGTCGATGAGCGCCCGGCCGTGTTCGATGGCCAGCGGGAGGAGGCCCGGCGTCCAGATGGTCTCGCCGTCGATAATCTCGGTGGTCCCGAACACGGTGTCCGGGTCGAAGCCGCCGTTGCACGGGATACGCACGTACGCCCAGCCTCGGGCTGCGCACCAGGCACGCTTGGCCATGGTCTTGCCAGCGCCGGTGTCGCCCACCGTGCTGATGTTGACCTGGTTGGCTGCGCAGTAGTCCAGCAAGTCGTAGAAGGCAACGCCCTCGATCGCTCGGTCGACATAAGCCTGGTGGACCGCCACGCCGGGAATCTGCGCCGCCAGCGGGGCCGGGTAGTCGCCCGGCAACGTCACATCGGTCTTGCGCACCATGGTGATCCCCCATTCCCCGAGGGCATTTCCCCCGGCATCGTGTACAACACCCTAGCATGGCTGTCTATTCCCAGCCTGTCTAACCTCGCTCGGTGCTTGTACACTACCTAACCGGTTGGGGTCCACGGTTGTTCCCGCCACTTGGGCCGTATGCCGGTGCCGTTAGGACGGATGACGTACTCGGTCGGCTCGATCGGCCCGTAGCCGAGCCGGTTGGCCAGCCACTCGACGGCCGGTTCGAGAGCGCTGTCCTCGCCCCGCTCCGAGTACCAGATGCGGTAGAGGTCCAGCCACAAGGGCAGCGGCATCAGCCGCATCTCCCTCACCCCGGCCAGGATCGGCACCCGCCTGCCGTGGGGTGACCACATGAGGGTGTTGAACACGCCACGGGCCTGGGGAATGGTCAGAGGCTCAGACGTTTGGTGAATGCGCTCTGCGATGTCCACCAGCCACGGGAGGTTCGCCTGGGTGTCCTCTGGCATCCCCGGAGCTTGGTACACCACTTGATGAGCGAGCTCCTCGGCGAACTTCACCACACGCTCTTGGTAAGGCGAGGCGTCGAGGGCGCTGTCCCGCATCAGCTTGGGAGGCTTCAACGGCCACCCGTCGGTCATGATCGACCGGACAATGGCCAGGTCCATGATGAAGTACGGGAAGCTCACGCCGCCGACCCACATCGGCGTTTGCATCTCCTCCAGGAACCGGTTGGGCCACTGCTGTATCGCCATCTCGGCCACCCCCCTTTGCAATCCCCCCATATACAACTACATGAGTCAGGTATACAAGTAACACCGAGAATTCGGAAACATTCCTCCCGCTGCCCTTGGGCTAGAGGTAACCGGCCGGAGCGGATAGCGCAGGCCGGAACCTTAAGTGATCTGTGTAGGGGGGGTTGCAAGGGGGGGATCGGAGCGATCGGGGAGCCTAATCACACCCTCCAAATCGAGTGCAAGCCCAGGTCAACATACGAAGCGCAATTCCTGTATTGCCTGGTCCTTGTGGTGATCGCTCA